GCATATCAGCGATCCAGCGACGCTCGGCCGTGTTCAAGTCCGGCGGAACCCGCTCCAGTACGACCGCTCGGACCTCGGTGGACCGGAACCAGTTCCCCAGGTGGCCGCCGTCGTGCCGCCGGTGCTCACCGAACCGCTTCTCGAGCAGGTTGACCGTCTTGCCGACATACCGCAACTCAAGCGTATCGGCGTCGACCAACCCGTAGATGACCGAAATCGCGTTACTTGTCATGCCTACCACAATACAGCGCGAACAGGCCGAGCGGGATGAACGGGAGATGCCCGCACAGGAAGTCAACCTCCTCCTCGGTCAACGGCCCATGGCGCACCTTGTCAAAATGCAAGTCGCCGGCGGTCGCGCGGTCGAACGCCACCCCGACGCTTCCCGCGCCGAGCGACACCCACACGAGCCCAGCGAGATCCCTCCTGCCGACGGCAGCCAATGCCATGCCACCGAACCCCAGAATCCACGTCAGGCCGACATAACGCGCGAACCCGCGCACCAGTTGGGTCACCAGCCTCATCGCGTTCAACTCCCGAGCGGGAGGCTCCACCAGATCGTGGCGACGCACCCCGCATCCGTCACTTGCCCAGCCCCTCCCACCAGCACGTCCCCCAGCCGGCGGTCGACCCCGGGCTGACGCCCCCGTCCAGCAGGTCGCCGAGCAGGTTAGCCGCCGTCCAGCCCTGCTCCCACGACGAGCGCCAATCAGTCTCGGCCCCGAACCGCGCATAGGACGCCCACGTCCCGGGCGCGAACTGCGCCAGGCCCAGGTGGCCGGACGGGCTGACCTTGTTCTGGTCCCACTCGCTCTCGCACGGCACCACGTCCACGACGAAGTGCGCTCTGTACTCTGCGGGCCCCAGGGCGGCGTCGTAGCCATCGACGAAACCCCGCGCGACGAAGCAGCCGCTCCCGGCCGCCGCAGACGCCAAAATGGCCGCCGCAGCGACCAGTCTCACCAGTATCCCCTTGACTGCCACTAGCCCCATACCGTACCACCGATGCCCTTCTTCGAGGGGCGACGGCGGAAGACCGTCTGGACAACTGCGGGGGGCTACTCCGGGTATGTTCCCGTTTCGCACTAGAATGCCCGCAGGAAAGGGCCTGCGCCTCTTCGGCACGGCTACTAGGTAGGACCAGCAGCCCTTCGCCCTCGCCCCCTTACCCGGGCCTCCATGCCCATGCGTCATCCTTATTATACCGTACCGCGGCAGTTCCGCGGGCCACAGGGCGGCTCTACTTCCTGCGCTGCGTGGCCTTCCTCAGCTCGGTGGCCCGCCTCGAGACCTCGGCGGACGCCTTGCGCACCTTGCGCATCGCGCCGTCGAGCCTCTTGTGCTCCGACGGCCACTGGCCCGTCGACTCGGCCTCGGCCCATGCGCAGAACGAGTGCGGGTCGTCGACCTTGCCCTCCATGCGCCCGACGCACGCCCTGTGCCCGCCTGGACCGTCCTTCTCTATGCCGGATGAGATCTTCGACCAGAAGCCGCGGTGGCTGTCGGGCGTCCACCCGCGCTGCGCCATCATGCGCCTGTACTGGTTCCTCTGCGAGGCGGAGATCTTGCCGCCGCACTTGCTGCATGCCGACGCCTTGCCCACGTTGTCCAGCGAGTCCCCTATCTCGGCGAGCGACGCCTGCGCGTCCTTCAGGTCCTGGATGGTCGCGAAGATGTCCCCCGCCAGGCCGCCCTTCTTGAACACACCCGGCACCTTGCCGGCGACGTCGATGTCGCCCACGCCGTGGACCTCGGCGTACTCCTCGTCTGGGTCCTCCGTCTCGTCGGTGTAGATGCTGTCGGTCGGCTCGACCGAGTCGCCGGGCTCCCACAGGTCCTCGAACGTGGTCCCGGTCTCCTCAGTCTCCTTCTTGGCCTTCGCGAGCGCGTTCCTCAAGAAGCTCATCATGTCAGTCGCCCTCCCCGGGGCTCAGCAGCCCCCCTATCTCCGCGGCCCGCTCCGGCTCGCGCGCCTCGTGGTAGAACTCTTCCTCCAGCCTGGGCAACGCGTGCAGGTACGCGTTGAATGTCCCGTTGATCAGTGCGCCCGGCCTCAACGCCCGCACGTGGTCAGCCGCGCGCCTGCCGCTCGCCCCGCTCAGCTCGCGCGCGACCAGCGCGCACACCAGCCCTGCCCTGTTCGATCCAGCGCCGCAGAACACCGCCACCCTCAACCCGGCCTCCATCAGCCTAGCGAGCAGCTCGGCCAGCGGCCTCAGCACATCTAGGTCCGGCAGTGGCCCATCCTCTATCGGCCACTTGACCAGCATCTTGCTGATCGGCACGGAAAGCGGCGTACGATTGTCAGGGTGATCGAGTCCGACGATCACCGCCGCCAAGCCCCACAGCGCATCCCAGTCCTCGGGCGTATCCGGCCCCGGCGCCTGAAAAAGCCCGTCGGCTATCTCGTAGACGCCGGCCCCGCAGCTCAGCGCGCAGACTGGCTTAACCACTATCCGCAGCAGCCCTTTCCCTGCCTGCCGAAGACCGCCTTCAGGAAGAGCGGCGTGGCGTCGACCGCGTTCATGCCCTTGCGGATCCCCTTGATCAGGTTAATCCCCGCGCCGGTCACCGCGTACCAGTTGTCGCCCTTGGCCCAGAGCTCGGCGTAGACGGCCCCGTTGTCCACCGAAATGAGGTGCTGGAAGCCGCCCTCGATGGCCTTGGTCAGGCTCGACCACCTGGTCGACCTCATATCGAGCAGCACCTCGGACGTCAATCCACCTGCCGCCGCCTTGTGCACCTCGGCCGCGAGGCACAGCGAGGTCGCCGTCTCTTCAGTGGTCCTGCCGGGCGCCGCGTCGACAGCCGCCGCCTTGAGCAGCTCTAGACATTTGTTAAGTCCCATGTGGCCTCCCGCAGAACGTCCCCGTCTGCGAGTGACAGTTCGGACAGAGTATCCGAAGATTCTCCCTCCGCCAGTCACGCTTATTGCCGTTTATGTGATCGAGCTGAAGCACCAATGGTTCACCTAACCACTCCGGCCCTACCCCACAGAAGGAGCACTTATTCTCAAGTACACCCTCCTTGAATAACCTGGCCTTCAAGCGGGAATGCGCATCAGAGTCCTCGACCAAGAGATCGGACAATGGCCGGCCATAACCGGCATGGCTCCTGCCCATCCACTGGTACCAATCAGGACGGCACACCCTACAACAAGGATGTGCCTTCCCACATGACTTGACAGCGTATCCCACCTAGGTCCCCTCCAGTCGGCCTGTCCGCGGCCGCACTGCAATAGTATCAGATCGCGCGGCGCACGGAAACCTATGCCGGTGGGGCGATCAGTCCACCGTCCTCTGGGTCGACCGTGGCGTCGGCCGGGTACTGCGGCTCCTCCGCTGCCCCCTGCGTCCTGGCGATGAACGCCTGGACCGCCTTCACCGCAGTCTCGTCGAGGCCGTAGAACCCCGCCGCAGCCGCCATGGTGGCGATGATCGGCTCGTCGTACTCGTCGCTCACCTTGATGACCGAGGCGGCTATCTTCTCGACGCTAGCCTTCCGCTTGGCCTTCCCGGCGAACGGGTAGTCGTCCGCCCCGGGGAGGATGGCGCGCTCGAGCTCGTCCGCCGTCAGGAACGGCGGCTTGCCCTCGTCATCCGGGTAGCCGATCTTCGTCACCGCCCCCAGCAGTATGATCGCCGTCGGCTGGCCCTCGCCCCGGCTGACGTGCAGGGTCGGACCGTGCGTGTCGGTCTGCGAGCTTATCGCCTCCAGGATGCCGGAGACGACCTCCGTCCCGACGTGCACGACCACCTCGTGGCTCACCAGCGCGACCGCCTTCTCGTAGAGCGCCGGGTCGAACTGGACCTCTACAGGCTCCGGCTCTGTGTCGTCGCCGACGTCGGCGTCATATGGCGGCCACAGCCTGAACTTCCCCCCGTCCTCCAGCACGAACAGCTGCTGGAGCTTGCCTAGGCGGATGTTGGTGTTGCCGATGGTGAGCGCGTCGTCGGCGTCTAGGTGCGCGACCGACTGCAGCTCGCCCTCTATCCGCTTGCCGTCGAGCGCTATCGCCCTGACCCTGCGCCCGAGGTGGTTGTCTAGCTCGTTGTAACGTGGCATTCCTGTTGCCTCCTTCTCACTTCGTCTTATGCCAGCCCCCGTCGGCGTCCCACCACCCGAGCCGATGCCCGCACCGGCAGAGCAGCGCCCCTCCGAGGAACACCCCGAGGGCGGAGCCCGCCGATGGTGGACGCACGACCACCGTCCCGTGCCCGAACAGCGCGTGGCGCACTCGCACCGCCCGCTGCCGAATATCTTTCAACATGCTCAGTACTCCAGATCGCCGGTCCCGTAGATGGTCCACCGCGCCATGTCGGGCCACATCGATACCTCCGGCGTCTGCTTGACGGCCGGTGGCCGGTCGAAGACCCTGAACGGCCGCCTGAGGTACCCGTAGTCCCGGTCGTACCCGATGTCCCGGTGCGCCGCCAGGAAGTCGATGTGCGCCCTCTCCCACCGCTCGACCAGCGCCCTCTGCCTCTCGCGCGGCATCGCAGCCAGGTCGTACCTGAGGGTCGCGCCCTCCTCGCCCGCTGCCGCCCCGTACCAGTCATGGAACGTCCCGTAGCCGCCCATCGTCTCGGGGTCCACGTAGTCGGATATGACGCCGCCGCGGCCGATCCTCATGACCTCCTTGTCCATCGCGTACTGCATCCCGGCTATGCGCTCGTCAACTTCGTCGTCCGGTATTGAGCGGACTGTCGGATCCCCGACCAGCACGTACGACCGGTCGTGGAACCACTCCACGGCCTGCTGCGTCTCGTGGGCCATCCTGCCCGCCAGCTCGTGCGGGAACGTGGGGATGGCCAGGTTGTTGATCGGCACCCAGCACGCGCGCCAGTGCGAGTACAGCCCCTGCGCCGGGCGCCCGTCGAGCATGCCCGACAGCCGGTGCTTCTCGGCGTACATGACCAGCAGCTCCTCGGCGCGCGCCCTCACGGGATCCGGGTCGACCGGCATGTGCTTACGCGTCACAGCCGTCACCATCCCCGACCCCGGCGGCCTCGACAGCGAGTGGCGCCGATCCAGCAGGATCTGGACATCGGGCCCACGCGCCTGCTTCATGTAGGTGCACACCGGGCAGTTGAAGTACCCGGTGCCCTCCATGGGCCCGCGCGCCAAGGCCTCATACGACTCGTACGGCTCGTAGTCCTCCGTCACCGCTGCCCACCATTCGTGCTCGAGCGCGTAAAGCCGCCGGCCTTGAAGATGGCCACCGGCGGGGACGTCGGCACCGGCATGCGCGCGGACATCTCGTGGCACTCCGGGCACTCGGCCTGCTTGACGTCCCACCCGGTCAGCTTGTCAAATACGCGCCCGCAGTTCGAGCACCTGAAGTCATAGATCGGCATCGGCGTCCTCCTCCGGACGCGGAAGCTCTATCCTGTCCTCCACATCGAACCCGATCGAGACGCTCGCCTTCGAGCCGTCGCCGGCGATCCCCACGGACCGGAAGTCTATCTCGAAGGCCACCGTCGCTACGACCTCTGTCACCGGTCCGCGCCGCATGGACTCGAGCATGCTCCCGGTCAGCATCTGCGCGCAGAACTGCTGCATCGACTCGAAGTCGATCCAGTGCAGGATCCCGTCCGCGTCTATCCGGCCGACTGTGCGGCCGTCCCTCTTGAACCTGACGAGGTTACGCTCCAACCTTAGGCTCCCCAAATGCCACCGTCTGACCGGGCAGCAGCATAGTTATCGTCCGCACCAGGCCGTAGTAGACGAACTGCCCCTCCTGCACCGGGGCCATGTCGTGCTGCTCGCTGTAGTCAAGCGCCACCACGCTGAATCCGTCGTCGTCAACGGGTTGCTCGACAGTCCCTATCACGCGCAACACGGGTCGCGGCTCCGGATGCTCCCCCCGGAACCAGAATGGGTCATTGAACTCGACGACCACCATCTGCCCGATGAGTGATCGTATCAACGGCCTTAACGCTATCTTAGACATCTACTTCCCGCTCCCTGCAAGCGTTGAGCAGCCAGTCTACCCCGCCGACCGCGAACGGCCCGAAGACCGCCGCGCCCAGCCAACCCTGCCACGGTGTCATGCACGGATCCACGGAGTACGCCAGCGCGAGCGTAGCCCACGTCACGACGGCGGCTACCTCCTGCGCGAAGCACAGCCGGCAGCCGAAGAGGCCGCGCGTGTAGGCCGCGAACGGACCTTCCCTGCCTGGGTTGGTCGCCCAATGGCGCAGCCAGGTGAACAGGCTGCCGTTGAGCAGCAGGTGCGAGATCTGGTTGACCACGCATGCCGCCGCGAAGATGCTTAGGACCGCTGCCAGCTCGACCTGCACCGCTATGCCCTCTCGCTCAGCAGCTCCCCCGGCAGGGTGTCAGGAATCGGGCCGGTGCCGTCGTACGCCAGGCACGCGTAGATGTTGTCGTCGAGCACGAAGACGAGCCGCCTGCCGTCCTCGTCCCATGCCTCCTCGGCCAGGTACGGCTGAAACAAGACCTTCCGCCCGGGCTTGATCGCCTCGTACGCGTCGGGTCCCCGCGCCAGCACCAGGCCGACCGCCGAGATCTCCTGCGCCGAGTCGGGGATGAGTATCCCACCACCGACGATCTCCTCGCCGGGGCGCACGACCTCCAGCAGGACGAGGTTATCCCTCGGGCTGTACTTCTTCGCCATCTTCCTCTCCAGTCTGCCCCATCAGCTGCCTTATGGCGTCCATGCTCATCGCCGGCCCCGAGCTCGTCAGCTCTATGTCCGGCGCCTGCCCTTCCATGTCCTGCGCCTGCCCCGCCGCGTCCTCGATTGCCCGCCTCACGTAGCCGGCCGCGAAGACGACCCCCAAAACTGGCGTCGATATGTCGCAACGGCTTATGTCTATCACGCCGAGTATCATGATCCGGTGCGCAAACTGGTGCAGCACCTCGCCGTACTCCTGCTCCACGATCCCGTCCGCGCGCTCCTTCGCGTCCGGGCGCGCCCTGAACAGGTCGAAGAACATGTCCAGCAGCCTGTCGAACTCGTCGTCCGTCCCCGGCCCCTCTTCGTCAGGCACCGGCGTCTCCTCCCCCGCGCGGGTGCCGCGCGTCGTACTCATGGTTGGCGAGTGAGACCTCCAGCCCGGCCGGCGACTGCGAGACGACGACGTACCGCTCGGTGTGCCCCACCAGATCTGTCAGGAGGTCCGCAACGAACAGGAAGAACCTGTCGCGCTCAATCACCTTGTTCAGATGGATCGGCGCGATGATCCTGACCGCTGACGGCCGCTCCTGCGTCTTCGCCTTCGTCGCCATCGACGACCTCCTCTGTCGGTCTCTGCTGCCGCAGCGTCCTCCTGATCGAGTTGGCGAGCGCAAGCGTCATCGCCCTGCGGACCCTGCGCGACATCTCCCCCGGTACGCGGCCAGCCGAGCCCTTCGGCCTTGCAGCCTTAGCCGCCCTGCGCTTCTGCGAGTTCTTGCCCATCGAGTACGCCCTTCCTATACTGTATGATACCCCACTCGAGCACGCAGAGCGCGTCAGCCGTGTCCTGACTCGGGATCTTCAGGCCAAGCCAGCGCCCGGCGACATACCCGGCGATGTCGGACTTGGACGCCCGCCCGCCCAGCCCGAGGTCGCGCTTCCAGACCATGTTGTTGACCGTCACGTACGGGATCCCGGCGTCCACCAGGTGCGCCACCACGCCGCCCAGCACCTTCGCCAGGTCGAGCTCCGCGCGGCGGCCCCTGACGAACGATATGTCCTCGATGAAGGCGCGCCCAACCGGAGTGAGCTGCCCGAGCCGGTTGCGGAAGTTCGCCATGAGCGCGTCAAACCTGTCTGCCGCCCTAGCGCCGCTGGCAACGACCTCTATCAACCGCGGAACAGTGGCCTCGCCATCGAATACGGCTATCGCGACCTTCTTCGTCGACAGGTCAATCGCGACGAGCGTCAAGAGACGACCCCGTAGTTGCTGCCGTAGCTCGCCCCCGCGTCATCGGGCGCGTTGAGCGGGTTGACGTGCCGGAGCGTCTTCTTCCGCGGTCCGCTCTCGACCGGCACCGCATACTTGCTCACCGCCGCGGCGAGCGCCAGCGCATGATCGCGCGCCAACCTGATGGCCTCGTCGTATCCACTCGTCATCGCTACGAACTCCCCCCGAACTCGAGCACTATCCGCCTCTTGATGTACCGCCCGATGTCCGGGTAGACCCTGTCGACCGCGTCCTGAAGCCACGGCCGCGCCGCGCGGTCGTTCATATGCCGGCTGAACGGCCCCCTGAAGTGCCCCCTCACGGCCACCAGCCTCCAGCGCCCCGACACTGTCGACCTGGGCCTGATGCGCATCCGGTGCGGCCTGACCCAGTGGCGCCTGACCCACTCGTCGTGCGCCGGGACCCCGAAGTGCACCGGCACCGCGTGCCCCGACCTGTAGACTATCTCGAACCCGTCAGGCAGACGCCTGAACACGCCGCTCTTCTTGAGCTCGCCCTTGTCGACCGGGACGTCGCGGTCGGACTCCGTGAACATCTTCTCGCCGGCGTCCTGCAGCCCGCGGACCATGGCGCGCCTGAGCCTATCCTCAAAGCTGGGCATCGCTTTCCACGTCCTGCTCGACGTACGTCGACATGTCAATGTACAGCAGGTCGCAGAGCGCCCGCATCTCGTCCGTCACCTCCGCGACCCCGGCCTCGCCGGCCACCTTCAGCCTCTCCCTCAGGAGGGCCGAAAGCTTGTTGGACGCGATGAAGACCGCGCCCATGCTTATGCGCTGCCCGGCCTCGCCGGCTGCCAGGCGCCTACGCAGGTAGTCGTAGTAGGCCTTCTGCTCCTTCGTGAAGCCCTTCCTGGTCATTGCTTCTTCCACAGCGCGCCGGGCCGCTCCAGCGAAGCAGGCCGCGCGTACAGCGGCCTGAAGTCCGTGACCCCGTGCTCCTCGTGCAGGTCCAGCAGCCACATCGTTGGCGTCCGCAGTGCCTTGTACGTCGACTGCAGGTAGGACGACGTCGCCGGCAGCGCGCCATTGATCACGACCCAGCCGTCCTGCCTGATCGGAAGTATGGCCGGCTGGTGCACATGCCCGAACAACACCAGGTCTCCGCCGCCGAGCATGTCCGTGAGCATGCGCGCCGCGTTTACGATCGGGTACCACGGGATACCGCCGTAGCTTCCGGTTCCGCCCTTGAACGACGAGCCGTGCTCGAAGATGATCTTGCGGCCGGCGAACTCCGTATACCCGAAGTACGTCGACCAGTTCTTAACCGTCAGCCGCGGCTCGCCCTCGAAGGCGCGCACCAGGAGCTCGCCTATGAGCCAGGCATACGTGTCCACGTAGTCCAGCTCGCCGAGCCCCGAGTCCCCGCGCTTCGGGCTCGTCCGGTCGTGGTTGCCGCCGACGTTGTGCACCTCTATGCGCTTGACGCCAGGGAAGTTCAGCAGCGCCCTCAGGACGTAGCTGACCAGGTCGAAGACCTCGACGACCTGCTGGGTCACGAGTCTGTCTATCTTGGCCGCCTGTCCCGGGCGCATGCTGTCGTTCTCGTGCAGGTCCCCGTTGAGGATGACGAGAATCTCCTCGATAGTCTGCCCCTTCACCTCGACATCGAAGATGGAGCGCGCGGCGCTTATCAGCTGCTGGACCTGCCAGCGGACGATCTCGGTCGTCTGCTCATAGATCCCGCCGGTGCTCTGGATCGGCGTCCGCTGGCCGAGGTGCCAGTCGGAGAGGTCCAGGACCCACCGATGGACGGGCTTGTGCGTCCGCTCATCGCGCGACACGAAGTCGTCCGCGAGCGGGAGGAGCGCCGTCGGCTCGAACGGCTGGAGGCACTCCCGGATCGTGCTGATGTACTCCTGCCTCTTGGCCTCGGTCCGCTGCAGCTGCGTTAGCTGCCTCAGCATCTCCCTGTTGTGCTGCCGCTCCTGCTCCTGCTTAATGGCCGCCTCGAGGTTGGCGCCGGGTGTCGACTCGATGCGCCCGCCGGCACCGCGCGGATACTGCACCAGCGCGCCGCCAGACTCGGCTATCGCCCGCCGCGCGTGCGACCGCTCCTCCTTCAGCGACTTCAGCCGCCGACCAGGGAAGTTGGCCGTCAGGAGCTCGTCGGTCACGCACTCGGCAATCAGGCGCCGCCTGTCGTTGATCATGCGGTTATCCCCCTCTCAATCTCATCGGTATAATACCCGTCACGCGACCATCGCCTCGTACTGCCCGCGCGTTATTAGCCCCTGCTCGAGCATACGCTCCGGCGACTTGGGCGTCCGCGCCGCCGTGCAGCGGCAGTTGTAGGCCGACGTCTGGTACTCCAACCTGTTGGTGCGCCTGTTGACGACCGGCCACGGCTTGTTGTGGTCGTCGGTCCATCGCTTCTTGATCCCGTCGAACTCGTACGGCCCGTCGCGCTCGAAGAGGAGCGAGACGTCCTTCGTCCTGTCGTCGTGGGTCGCGACCCAGTGGTAGTCGTATAGGTACTTGTCGGCGTCGTTGTCCCACGCCGCGATCCTCCCGAGCGAGGTCACCTTCGCCGTTTCGGTCCTCACGACCAGCTCGACAGCCGACCGCGCCGCGCCTGTGCGCGCCTGCACCCTGTCTATCATGCTCCTGAAGCTGAACGGCCGGATCTTTCCCTCGCGGTCCACCCCGGCGTACGCGTCGCGGAGCACCTCCTCGAAGAACTTCCGCTCGTCGTCGGCGAAGCGCCTGAGCGCCGGGACGAAGCCGTCCGGGTTGCCCTTGATCCAGTCAAGGGCCATGGCGTCCCCGTGGTCGGGCGCGATCCTCACGCCGGTGTCGACCACCCCGACCATGAACCCGGCGTAGAAGATGTTGTCTATCAGGTCGGCGTACGCGCCAGCAGTCAGCTCCGGCCACATCAGCAGCTTCTCGGAGACTACCTCGCGCGCCGTGATCGGGGTCAGCTCGGGGCCCAGCTTACGCCAGCCCTCGGCTATCTCCGACAGCAGCCCCTCGTAGGACGCGCCGAGCACGGCCTCGAGGCTCTGCGCTATCTCCTGCACGCCGGGGTATATGGTGAGGTGCGCGATGTCCGCCGGGTCTATCGGCATCTAGATCTCCAGGCCGGGCTCGAGCCCCAGCCGAGCGTCCTCGTCCTCGTCGCCACGGGTGCTCATGGGCTCCTGCGGCGGCTCCTCCATGATCTCCCCGACGTCGCCCTCAGCCTCGCCCTCCATACCAGGGTCTGCCTTCTCCATCAGCCCGAACGTGCCTGGTGCCGTCGCGTCGCCGCCCGCTCCGCCCTCGCCCCCCTGCTGCGGACGCTCGGTGCCGGGCTTCACCTCGCCGTATATCTCGTACTCGTCGGCCCCCTGGTCGTAGCGGATGCCGAACCCCATCTGGGCCATCCCGCTGGCCCACTGCATCTTCGTCGTGCGGACCTGCAGCTCGGCGAGCTCCGACACCTCCTCGGGCTGCAGCAGCCTCAGGTGCCAGTCGGTGATGCCGAACGCGGCGAGCAGCGCGGGGAAGACGGCCTCGTGGTACGCCCTCTGCTTGCCCTCGACCACGCGGCTCATGACGACCAGCTGCTGGCTCTCGTTGTTCAGCCCGCCCGCCGCCATGCTGTCGGACATCCATATGGCCGACACCCCGTAGAGTCCAGCGATGCGCTCCCTGATCTCGTCGCGGACCGGCAGGTAGTTCAGCTCGTCGAGGCTGTAGGCGAACCTGACGAACTCGGTCTTGCCCTGGCCGGTCTTGCTCGACACGGCGATCCACGGTATGTAGTGCGGGTCCTGCCGCATGCGCGCCTCGATCGCGGCCTTGCGCTGGTCCATGCCCTGCGTGTCGTCCGTCGTCGTCGCGATTATGCCCTGCGGGACTTTGCGCTCGTAGAAGTAGTCGTACACGTACCGGTCCATCCCGATGAGCGTCAGCGCCTTCTCGTAGATGCTCAGGATGGGCGGGTAACCGTAGAGCTCCGTCGGCGTGTAGTAGCTCCAGTGGATCACCTCGTCGCGCAGGAGGTACATGACCTTCGTCTGCGCGGACCCGTAGCCGCCCTGCAGGTACTGCTCGTTGTACTTGTAGTAGACCGGATACGTCTGGAGCCCGCATTCGGGGCACCTGCCCCTCCACTCCTCGTCCCAACCCTCCTCGGCCGGCACCTCCATGATGTTGTCCCGGTGGAAGACGCACAGGTGGTGGCGCATGCCAGGTATGCCGCGGTAGTCGAGGTCGTACTCCAGCAGCACAGGGTCAAGCCTGAGGACGTGCTTCACGATCTTCCGCGGGTGGACGTCCTGGCCGCGCGCCGCCTGCTGCGCCTCCTCCTCCGACATGACGTACTCTGGGCGCAAGTAGAGGAACGCGTCGTCGACCGTGTTGACGTCGTCCTCGCACTCCCTGAGGACGGTCTCGAGGCTCTGCCCGAAGTAGTTGGCCTCGGTCAGGAAGCCCTCGAACCTCTCCTTCTGCTTCTCATCCGGTTGGTACAGCGGCGGCTTGACCGGCGCGCCCGGCAGCGGCTTGTCGCTGAGCCCGACACCCACTATCGCCGGCTCCCCGTCGGCCCCGAGCGGGACGTTCTGCCCGTCCTCTCCCTTCTTGGTCCACACCTTGCACACCCTGCACCGCGGGGTCCCATCCTTGTCCGTGAGTTTGCGCGCCTCAGATGCGGTGTACTCCTTGTCACACTGGCCGCACTTCCACTCGAAGGCCGCCTCCCACTCGATGCCGCGCCGGAAGATCTCGTTGCGCAGGTGGGTGGTCACCGTCCTGATGTCGGCGTTGTTGTAGTGGATGACGTAGAGGTCCAGCAGGTAGCGCCGGTCGGCTATGTACTGGCGCTTGCCCTTGAACCCGTAGTCGTTGATGCCTATGAGCCCGCCTGACGCCTGCGCGGCCGACTTAAGCATGGTATCGCGCGCGAACTCCACGGTCGACAGCCCCGGGCCGCCCTGCTTAAGGCGGGACTCGAGGAACTGGAAGAAGTCCATGCCCTTCTCGCCGCCGAACTGCGCGGTCGGCGCGGCCGGCGCGCCCTGGCGCCTACGGAAGAAGTCCAGTGCGCCCATCTATTCCTCCTCGACGCGCGCGAGGATCGCGTCGGCGCTCATGATGAGGACGTGCGCGTCCTGTCCCGCGTCGTCCTTCAGCGCCCAGCGCCCCCCGGCCCACTGCTCGAACAGGATCTTCATACCCTCGGATATGCCGATCAGCCCACACTCCGGCCCCGCCCTGATGACGGTCCCGATCGTCGTAGTCAGCGTGCCCGGCTTCACCATCACGAGCCCTGACGGCCTTATCGGGTCCTCGAAGTCCTCGCGGACGACGAGCCACTGGCCGACCATCTCGAGCGCGGATACCGCCACTGACTGGCGCATGTAGCCGGAGCCCGGTATCTTGCTACTCTTCCGTCTCGCCATCTTTGCCCTCTTCCTTCTGCTGCCGCCTGCGCCGTCTGGCCTGCACCCACGAGTCGAACAGCCTGCCCTTGATCGGTCCGTCCTCGACGTCGGGAGCCGTGCGCTTTGGCACCATCTTGTCGACGTACTCCCGCCAGCGCGCCAGCTCCTGCTCGATGGCGTGCTCGCCGTAGCCCCACTCCCGCAGCTTGGCCGCGTACTCGTCCTCGGTCAGGTCCAGCAGCTCGGCGGGCAGCTGCGGGTGCTGCATGCGGCGCGCCATCGGAGACGGCAGCTGGAACCCTTCATTAGGCATCGGCCAACGCCTCTCGCAAGTGCATAAACTCCAAACTCTCGGGCAGCCTACGAACGCCGCGCTCGTAGTCGTAGAGCAGCTGGCAGTTCAGGCAGCGCACGTCGACCTCGGCCGAAGTCACTTGCCCCCTTACAACAGCCCGATACAATGCAAGAGCTGACTGTCTGTTTTGACCACTTTGACCACTCAAATGGTTGATCGACAAAACCAAGATATTCTCCGCCCCACAGTGAGCACACCGACCACCAAGAATCCTAATGGCCTTCTCCCTCGTGCGCCAGTAAACTCGCCTCTGAAGTTCAGCGAATCTAATCGAATTGTTTTTCGCCCATGTCATCGCACGACGACTACCTGCCCCAGGAAGTTTCGATATGCCGCCCTTCCATCTTCCATTCTGCGCACCGCGACGCGCCAGAAGCGAGTTAGAGACCATCGACCGCCTGCTCCTCCGCCTGCTCCTCCATCGTCTCGACCATCTCGTCGAACCTACGCAGCTGCGCCTCGCGCGCCTCTTCCGGCAGGCCCTGCTTCTTCATGAACTCTATGAACTGGCCGCGGCGGCCGCCTAGGCTGCCGGCCCGCTCCCTCAGTGCCCGGCGCCGGTCGGCCTCCTCGAGGTGCCGCCTCCTCGTGTTTATGCTTGGCATATTCAGATCTTACCCCCTATCGCTCACTCTCGAAGCCCCGCGGGAGTCCCGTCGTGGGCCGCCCGCGCTGGCCCCCGAATATCTCGTTGGCGTCGCCGAGCACCGTCATGGCCGGCCCGTCCTCTGCGGCCTGCACCATGAGCGCGTTCGACCAGAAGCTGTCGCCGTGGCCTTCCGAAGTCTCGAGCGACTTCAGCTGCGGGTTGACGGCGCATATCTGGCTCACCTGGCGCGGATCTGGCAGCAGCACCAGCCCCGCCTCGTCCGGCCCCGCGAAGATCCTCCGCTCGAAGAGCAGTGCCAGCTGCGGCTTGCGCTGCTTCGTGAACTTTCTGCCGTATGCGCGCCTGCTGAGCCCGCGCTCGTCAAGCTCGGCCCTGGTCGAGTCGTAGTAAAACCGCGACACGTTGAAGTGCCCCATCAGCTTGTTGACCAGCTTCGCCTGCTGCCCGTACTTCATGTGGTCCACGAACCGCTGGTACACCTGCACGAGCGTCCCGTCCGGCGCCTGGACCGCGATGGAGATGTGCGTCGGGTGGACCTCCTTGCCTATGTCCATGCCGCCGTACGTCGGCCACCCGTCCGGATTATCGAACGGCTCGTCGAGCGAGAATGCCTGCAGCCCCGGCTCGACGCAGAGCTCGACGGCCTCGCGCGGCAGCAGGCTGTTGACGGCCATGAGCGGCACCAGCAGGTACTCGACCTGGTATGCGGTGCGCCCGACCCGGCGCCTGATCTGCCTGAGCACGCGCCTGTCAAACCGCTCCGGCCACGCGACCCTGTCCGGGTCCGCCGGGTCCGTCTCCGCCGGGCAGCGGATCCAGAAGAACTCGTCATTGGCGCGCAGCTTGTAGAGCGTGTCGTCGTACGACTGCGGCGTCCCGACCACTATCAGCGGGTCGTCCGGGCCGGGCAGCGACTGTATGACGTTGTTGAACACGGAGTTTATCTTCGCGATCGCGGCCGGCTCGAGCGGGTTAGTGTAGTCGCTAAGGATGTCATCGCATATGACGAACTTGGGGTGCAGCCCCCGCTTGGCCCCCATGACGCCTATCCCCTGGACCGCCGCGTGCCACGTCTCGCCGGTCCCGAACCCGCACACGAAGCTGATGACGTGCTCGGAGCGCGGCTTCAGGTCCTGGAAGAACCGGAAGTAGCGGTTGGCCTTGGCCAGGCGCTTGGCGATCTTGACGTGGTCGCGCGCCAGGTCCTCCTTGTACGAGACGACTATGCCGTCGACAAACGCCCACGCCTTGAAGATCTGCCAGAGCGTGAAGGCGTGGTTGAGGATGGTGCTCTTGAGGTGCAGCCTGGGGGCCATGACGCAGAGCCGCGGGTATTTCTGCGCGAAGCCTGCCCACACGTAGTGGAGCTTGCTAAGGCTGAACGGGTGCCGGCCGCGGTCGGCCATGACGAACGTCTCGCCCTCGAACGACGCCGGGAAGATCTTCTCGAGGAAGTGCGGGAACGACGCGCACGCCAGCACGATGTCCCGGGACTCCTCGGCCGTGAACGGCGCCGGTGCCTCCGCGAACGGTACGCCGGTCAGCTCCATCTACTCGTACTCCCCCTCGCCGCCCGGATCCTCGCCCTCGTCCTTCATCGGCCGCACGTTGTCGTGGCCGAACTGCTCCAGCGCCGCCAGCTCCGGCGAGGCGGCGCCTATCAGCTCGGTGAACGCCTGCCCCAGCTCTGCGGCGAACGACTGCGCGTCGCCCCCACCGAGCACCAGGACGTTCTGCGTCCCGACCATCACCGGTCCCGGCAGCGCCTTGTCGCCGAGCGCGTTGCGGAGCTTGATCTCTAGCTCGGCAAGCGCCTGTGCGAACCTGAACGCGCGGTTTATCTCCACCGGGATGTACTCGTGCTCGATGAGAAAGCGGCGCTCCTCGGTCACGGCCGCTGCAACGTCGCCGTAGAACCTCTGGAGCCGCTCCAGCGACTCGCCGAGCAGCCCGCGCATGGTGTCGAAGGCGTCTATCATGGCCGCGGTTGTCACGTACTTGTTGCGCAGCCACAGCGCGCCCTTGGTGGCCGACCCGAAGTACATCGGCGCGCGCTTCAGCCCGTTGTTGACGCCGGCGTACGTGAGGTCGCCGTAGCCCTGGCGGTGCGCCTCGGCCACGAGGTCCTCGATGTAGAAGCCCGCCCGCCTCATGTCAATGAGCTTGTCCCACAGCGGGTGGTCAGGCCCGAACTGCGCCTTCCTGGGCACCTTCACCTCCTAGGGTCTCAGGTTACCGGCCCGTGACTCGTGGCTACCCCTCGGGATCAGCGGCTCGAGCACGGCCACCTCGTCTCCCTCAAGTCTTCGCGCCGGATTAGGGTCTCAAGGGTAGTTTCCTACGTTGCACCCTCGCCTGGCCCCGTGCAATCACGCCGGCAGGTAGCCGAGAGCGGCGTACTGCCTGACGAACCCCTCCACAAACGACAGCGGGCTCTGCATCCCGCGCTTCGCGCGCGACGGGCCGACGAAGCCGATGAGCCAGAAGGCCCCGATCGTGAACGCCATCAGCCCGCGCCAGCTAATCGGCTCGCCGTTGGAGAGTATGGCCTCGAAGCACCCGCGCACCTGGTCTCCGAACTCCGCGTCGAGGGTCGGCAGACCGGCGCCCTGCGACACGCGCGTCGCCAACTCCCTGACCATGGCCTTCACCGTCTCGATGCTCGCCGGGCTGACTGCCTGCGCCGCGCACCCCACGCCTTTGACGAAGTCCGGGAAGTTCAGCGCCGGTTCGGCCCCCGTGTAGCTCTCGAACCAGACCTCTACCACCTCCGGCAGCGTGAACGACGCCTCGGCGTCCTTCGACAGCTCCGTGTTCGCCGCGAGGAACTGCTCCACGCCGAGTTCCGCGCGATCGTAAAAGCGCGGTATGAGCCTCTCGAGCTCGGAGTTCTCGATGGCCCTGAGCGCCACCGAGTCGAGCGGGACGCCGGACACAGCCGGCCCTAGTGTCTTCATGTCACCCATGATTCCCCCCTACGTGAGAGTCTTGCCGATGTTGCCGAGCATGCGCTGCGTGAACGAGTCCATGGACTCGCCGCCGGCGGCCGGCATCGTGGAGTCCCGCCGGATCTTCTCGACGTCGGCTGGCCCGGTCGTCGGCTCGGTGATCTGTATCGCCCGCTGGATCGGCGGGGTCCACTCGCGCTCGCCCGCGCCCTCCTCGATCGGCGGCAACGGCCCGTCCTGCTCAGCCTTCTCGACCCCCGTCGTCTCGAGTCCCCCGCTGGTGGCGAGGCGGTTGAATGGCAGCAGGTCCGGCACGGAGACGCCGTACTCCGACTGGAGGTACCGCCTGATGTTGTCGGCCTGCTCGAGCGCACTGGTCAGCCTGTCCAGCTGCTCGATGATCTCGCTCTTCAGGATCTCCCATGCCGCGACCGAGTCAACGAGGCTTGGCCCCGGCGGGCCGCCGGCTGACTTCTTGTCGCGCGGCGTCACTTCCTCTTCGTCACTCATTGCGCAATCCCCCTATCCATGATAGCCCGCTAACCGCGGACCCAAAGCCTATCCGTGAGGCATCTTCCCGCACGGCATGTCAACGATGGCCGCCTGCGCCGGGTCAACGCACCGCTTCTGCACGCCCAGCTTCGTCTTGGTGGCCAAGCACGGGCAGTCCGCGCATATCAGATCGTCCCACCTCGTGCAGCGCGATGCGCATCCGTTTATCGCCAGCGGGCAGGAGTCGCAGTCATCGGAGCAGATCACGTGCCGACGCCACCGCGACGGAACCGTCACGTGCGCCCCCTTCCTGAACCACTCCCTCGACTGCGGCCCACCGCTGCCCATTAGATAATACCGGTCCTGGCCTCGGACTCGCGCCTCGATTGCTCACGCGACAGCGTCGTCAGGTGCGCCTCGTAAATGGCCAGCTGATTCTTCAGCCTGCCGACCCGCGCCTCCCTCTCGATGATGGCGCGCGTCAGGCGCTTCAGGTCCTCGTTCTCCATGATGGCGACCGACCGCAGTATCTCCTTCACGGCCCGCTTCTCCTTCGCGCGCTGCGCCTCGTCCATCGCCCTGCCGAGCAGCATGTCGTAGACGGCCTTGAACGCGTCTAGCTCGACCTCCTCCTTGCCAGTCAGCCACAACGTGTAGCCGTGGTAGGCCGACAGCATCAGCCGCAGCCCGCCGAGCTTCTCGCTCCCGAGGGACCGCGCATCGGTCGGGAAGTCGTACTCCATGCCGAGCCCCGTCGGCCGCTTCGGCGCCGGAAGCCCGTGCTCCTGTATGAACTCCTCGGCCTTCCCGGTCGCTACTTGCCAGGTCCAGGGGTCTTCAGCTGGATCCCGAGCCTCTTGAACTGCTTCTTTACCGTCTCCCATATCCCTGCCTCCCCGTCACTCAACAGGTCGCATACGCCGTCGTGGTCGCACCACTTGCAGCCCCGGTCGCCCTTCGGGAACGAGCGCGCCAGCAGCTCGCCGCCGAGTATCGCGTCCTGCGCCGCCACGGCCGCCCGCCGCGCCTCCGCGATGTGCTCCGGCGTCGGCTCGACGTAGATTATCCTGAAGTCCTGGTCGTCGGTGTTCTCTATCAGGAAGAACTTCTCGCCGAACTTTCGGCCGTTGTAGTCGCCATTGACCGAGTACCAGACGAACTGCAGGAACCACTCGCGGTCCCAGGCGTACATGAGCTTCGCGTTGGCGATGCGGTCCGCGGTCGGCCGCGGCAGCGCGGCGAACTTCCGCGAGTTGGTCGTCTTGATCTCCCCGACCGACAGGGCGCCGGTCGCCGGATTCTGCAAGATCAGGTCTATCTTCCCGCTCACCGTCGGATCGATGCCCCTCAGCGGCCACTCCTTGGCCACGAGGATCCGCATCTCGGAGAAGTACCGCTGCCACCGCTTGTGGGCGTCCGTCCCGTTGTCCATCCGGCGGCGGTTGCGCGACTTTACCACGCCGCGGTGGCCGAGCATCCACAGCTCTATGGCCAGCGCGCAGGGCGGACCGGATCCGCTGGGGTGGATCGTGTAGTCCGGCTGGACCCACCGCTCGGGGGACTTGGTCGCGAAGTAGTTGTCCACCACCCGGCTGAGCCAGTCATCCGAACCCAGCTGCCGCAGCAGCCTGCCGATGCCCCCGCCCTTTGTTGCCATCCGGCCTCCCTCTATACGCTGCCCGCCAGGACCTCGAGCACCGTCTCTGCGTCCTCGAGCGACTCGACGATGACGCTGGCCGACTGCTCGACGAACGCGTGGCTGTGCAGCTTGTCGTCGTGCGCCATGACGACGAGCACGAACTTCCCGAGCATGTATCCCCAGGCGAGCTCGAACATCGTCCCGATGCTTACGCGCTCGGCGCCCAGCAGGTTGGCCAGCACGACATCGGCGCGCTCGACGTCGAACGAGTCCCGGCGCACGAGCGCCTTGTCGGTCGATGTCGGGTTATCGTACCCGTGCGTCCGCAATCGCCTGATGCGCGACAGGAACTCCTTGCCGCGCATCGGACTGTACACGTTGTACCCAAGCTCGAGCGCCCGCTCGGCGAACTTCTTGCGCCAGTCGGTCGCCCCCTTGTACGTGCAGCCCGCTATCGGGCCCGCCAAATAGATGTTCATGACAGAAACTCCTCGGGATAGGCATTCCCATTCTCGGCTATCTTCTTGTCCTCGTATGGATGCTGCACGAGCCTCTGGAACTCGTCCTTGGCGTTCTCCAGCGCGCCGACGATGTCGTTGCAAGTCCGGTAGCGCAGGCCGTGCTTCGCGAGGTACCCGATGATGACCTCCGTCAACGCCCAATTGAGCCCGCCCGATTCCTCGGATCCCTCGCCGTTCCTGCGCCCCTCCTGGCGCGGGTCTATGTCGTCGCGCTGCTTCTGTGCGATGTGCGGCACGCCTATACCCCCTCCCCTTTTAGCATCTCCCTGATGGCGGCCTCGAAGAACGCCGGCCACCGCTCGAAGATCTTCGGGACGTTGAGCATCAGTACGTACTCTGCTTTCAAGCCGCACCGGTACGCCGAAAGCACGAGGGTCGCATACATCTGCAGTTCCTCGAGCGTCGCGCCCTCCGGCATCGGCGCGTCGTAGTCTGGCCACCTTCCGCCGTACTGCTCCGCGATCCTGGCGGCCTTCTCGTGGTTGGTGTCGTAGAGGTGCAGCGACCCGGCCACGTGCGTGTACTGCCCGAGTCTCAGCCCCAAGTCGGTGGCGAGCGCCTCCTGCAGCACCGTGAACATCACGACGTCATACGGCCACCCCAGCCAGACGTCGTTGGACCTCATGTAGGTGATGAGCTCGAGCGCGCCGTCCCGCACCATGAAGTGCAGGCTGACTGTGCATGGCACGTCGCGCGACTCGCGGTGGTCGACCGGTCCGAAGATCGTGATGACGGCCTGCCTGGTGTCCGGGTCGCGCCTCAGCAGATCCCTGACGTACGGCAGTTGCGGGCCGACGCGCGGGCCGTATGCGCCGTCGAGCTCGCCCGTCTCCTGGTTGACGAAGCCTGCGTATTGCGGCGCCGCTTTCACCAGCAGTCCCGGGTCGCTTACGCCGGCCAGGAGCATCAGCGCCTCGAGGTAGCCGAGCAGCTTAGACAGCTTGCGCTCCGGCACCTGGATCCACCTCGCGCGCGGATTCTCCAAGACGAGGGTCGCCGGTCGCAGCTCGACCGTACCAATCCCGCGTGGGCTCACCCTCTCGCCGCGCTCGACCAACGCCGCGAGAGCCCTGAGCCAGAGCTGCGTAGCGTCGGAGCCTACGAAAGTCTCAGGTTTCACGCCTACCCTCCCTCATGGTTGACTATGCCGCAGAAGCCGCATTGCCCCTCTTCCCACGGCCGGGCGCCGCTGATGGCAGCACCATACCTGGCGACGTCCTTGTAGTGGGACCGCCGCACGTGCGACAGGCTCGGCACCATCCTGTAGCCGTATGCCGCCTCGACACTCGACAACTCGGCCGCCGCGTTCCGCCCGAGCGCGACCACGTCGAGTCCCAGCCTCGACGACGGCGACAGCAGCTTGTCCGGCAGATCCAGCGAATATGTGGCCAGAGTCCGCTCGTCGCCCTGCACCGAGTTAAACAGGCAGATGTCGCCGAGCTTGAGCCCGGCGGCCTTCAGCGCCATATACAGATACCGGTCCGACTCCGCGTCCAGCGCGAGGCCGGTCGACCGCCTGCTGACCCGCTCCATGAAGCGCTGCCCGCGGCCCCTTGCCAGGGCGCGCCCGTACCAGTGCGGCCTGTCCGCGACCAGCACCAGGCTGGGGTCAACCGTGTTGCCGAGGGCGTCGAACTCCGGCAGGCCGGACCGCCTCCTGTGCATGCTGTAGAGCATGGACTCGGCGTAAGCCGCGGCGGCATCGAAGACGTGGCCGCAGCTCGTGTAGTCGTACCGCACGGACAGCAGCTCGGTCGTCTTGATCTTCTCCTCGTAGAGGCGTCTGACCTCCGCCCGCTTGCCGGGGTCCTCGTAGATCACCGCGTCCGCGTTGTTGGGTCCGCGCGCGAGGTTGCGGTCCACGACTTCTGGCGGGACCGTGCAGTGGACGAGTAGCGCGCCATGCGCCCAGAGGAAACCCTCGAGCAGCCACTCCTCGAACTCCGTCAAATCTGGCGTGTTGCGGAAAGCGAGCCCGTAGCAGTAGCTCCCGAGGTGCAGCCTGTCGACCACGGCCGGCCCCTCGACGGATCGCAGCGTCTGGAGGTAGTACTCGAGCGCCGGCCTGTCCGGCGGCCCACAATGCGCGTAGCTGGCGCCAGTCCGCCTCATGATCTCCTCGGCCAGCGTCGTCTTGCCGGTCCCGTCAGCCCCCTCGAGCACGATGTAAGGCCCGTATCTCACGCGTTCCCTCCTACATTATGATACCCGCGCGGCCCGCTGAGCAGCTCGTATCCCCTGTGCCCGCCGGACACCAGTCGCCGAAGCAGAATCTTCGTGCGCCGGTTCGTGGCCAGGCGGAGGACGACGGCATGCGTCATGCCCCGCAGCGGCCGATCGTCCCGGAAATAGGCCCAGGCCGGCTCGTCGGCGTAGCCGAACCCCACGACCTCGAACTCGCCCTTGCCGTAGCCGCGGTCGTCATTGTCCCGCCACACCTGGCCGCGCCTGACATCGGTATCGCGGTAGATGCTGGGCTCACCCATCAGTACCCGTCCTCCTGTCGCTTCTTGTTGACGGCGGCCTTCGCGAGATAGAGCGCGCCCAGGTCGTACTCCGACTCCACCTCAATGATCAGGAGCGCCTCCAGCAGGAAGTGCAGGATGTCGACCAGCTCCTCGATGACGCCGGCCTCCTCCTCGTCGGTTAGCTCGCGGCCGTAGTCGCCCTTCCACCGCTTCCACGGCAGCCATGCCTTCAGCTCCGACGCCTCCATCATGATAGCGTCGGCCATCTCGACGAGTCGCAGCGATGCCGGAAGATCCGACTCGCCCAGCCGCTCCTGTATCGCGTCGAGGACGCTCCGCTGCTCGTCGAGTATGATCTGCAGAACCCCGTCCCTCGGTGGCCACACGGCGTGCGCGCCCTGCAGCCTGTGCTTGAGCAGCATCAGCCCGCCGTCGTAGTCGAGCTCCCCATGACTCTCCCTCAACCGGTCACCCATCTGCCGCGTGCCCTCCTCTCCTCCGTGTCCTCCGAATGCGAATCGACGAACTCGTGTATCCGCATGTTCAAAGCAGGTCTATTGGCCGCCTTGAGCTCCAGCTCGCTGACCCGCAGGATCGGGATCCCGGCGTTGACCAGTATCCAGATGTCCCGCTCGGCGTCGCGCTTCCGCTTCCGCGGCCCTGCGTGCGCCGCCTTGCCGTCTGCCTCCAGGCCGACCCAGAGCTCGTCCACCAGGACGTCGAGCACGTACCACCCGACCCTGACCTCGGCCCGCACCTCCAGCCCCATACCCCTCAGCAGGTCCATGAGGCGCCTGTGCGGCCGCGTCAGCGCAGTCTGCGGCGGCTCACGGTCCCAGACGGGCATCCTCCGCCTTCGGGTGCTGCTTTCCCTGCCGCCGCTTGCCGGCCTTGTTCTTGCCGCGCGTCAGGATGCGCGGGATCTCGTCCACATAGAGGAGGCACTCGCCGCGCTCCACGTGGTCGCCGCGCCCGCCCTCGCGCTTCAGGATGATGGTCAACTTCTGTCGCATCAGAACTCCGGGACCTCCGCTATTCTCCGCCGCAGCTCTGCCTGCAGCCCCTCGTCTGCCGATATGGCCTCCCTGAGCTTCGCCATCCCAATTATCCGGTCGCCGTTTGGCAGCGTGTACGTCGCGCCCCTCTTAGTGACGATCCCGAGCTCGACGGCCATCGGGGCCATCGCGGCAGCCTCGTCCATCTGACCGGTGAAGAAGAACGGAATGCTCCCCTCCCGCCACGGCTCGCCCAGCTTCGACTTCTCTACCCGTATCATGAGCATGTATCCGATGCGCCGCTTGTGGTCGCCGGTGCCCTCCTCGATCCAGTCCCCGCGCCTCACGCGCACAAGCTGGCTCGCGACGAACTTCTGCCCCTTGCCGCCGGGCAGGACCTCCGGGTTCCCGTACCTGACGCCTACGGCCGACCGGAGCTGGTTTATGAGGATGACGACGGTCTTCTCGTTGGCGAGCGTGACCTTGCGCAACCCCTTGTTGACGAGGCGCGCCTGGGCGCCGACCTGGAGATCATCCATCCCGCCCTCGGCCTCCGCCGTCGGAACGAGCTGCGCGATGCTATCCATGACGACTACACCGACGCCAGCGAGGCACATCTGCTCGACCATGTCCCAAGCCTGCTCGCCGGATCGTGGCCGCGCGACGAGCAGGTCGTCGGTGTTCACCCCCAAGGTCTTCGCCCACTCCGGGTCGTATGACTTCTCCACGTCCACGAAGCACGTGGTGAGCCCCTTGGCCTGCGCCTCCTTGATCGCCATGTACGCGAGCAGCGTCTTGCCGGAGGAGAACTCCCCTATCAGCATCGCGATGCGGCCGAAGGCGAAGCCGCCGCCCATGGCCGCGTCGAACGGCGCGATCCCGGTCGGCAGCCACTCGATCACTAGGCGCTCGTCGCTGCCCCAGAAGAGCATGCCGCCGGCGGACTTGTTCTTCGACAGCTCGGCCCTCAGGATCTCCAGTCCGGCCCTGTCCAGCACCTTGTCGTCGCTCATACACTCTTCAACCCGGCCTTCAGCGCGTTGGCCGGCGTCATGACGAAGTCCTGGTCGACGTGGCACACCTTACAGGCGAACCTAACCTTGAGCGCCTCCACCGCGGCGTCCGACAGGCGCATAATCTTGCGCGGCCTCTCGAACTCCCGCTCGCGCCCATCGCACTGGTCGGAGTGGCAACGCGACTTGAACGGCGTCAGGCCCACAGTATGAACCCCAGCGTTATCGTCGTCACGATCGTGGCCAAGCCGTTCGCCACGAGCAGCCCGACCTTGCCGGTCGCGGCCCCGAGGACCGTGAACGCGACGCACCCGACCAGCAGGAACGAGAACGCCGGCAGCGACAGCCCGGCCGTCTCCCTGGTCCGCAGCAGGTTCCACAGGTGGAACGCATAGAACGCGAGCAGGCCGAGCATGCCGACCTTGTCGCTCAATCCGATGATGCTAGCCTTGTTCACCGACAGCCCCCTTCTTCGCCTTCGCCTTCTTCGGCTTCTTCGGCTTCTCCAGCGCGGCCTTGTGCTTGCGCACCTCCTCCGCGATGTTCTTGACGCTCGGTCCGACCACGGACATGAACGCCTCCAGGGCAGCGAGCCGCTCGCGGACGCCGACCCCGGCCTGCCCGCCCGCGCCGACGGACAGCATCTCCGTGACGCGAACCTCTATCTCGCTGTCTATTGCGAGCCACGCCGCCCGGCCGGCCGCGAGCGCCTGCTCCAGCTGGGGCTCCAGCGGCTGGTCCAGCCGCACGTTGCGGATCTCCAGCTGCGGCTTCAGGTTGCCGTAGTCTCCGGTCGGGATCGTGGCCCCGAGCGAGACCGAGACCATCAGCGGCTCCTCGGCCATCAGAACGTCGTCACCTCGTCGAGGCCTGCGGCACTTGGACCCTGCGGCCCCGGCGCCGACTCGACGACCGCCTGCTGCGGCGCGCCAGGCTTGCGGTCTCCGAACTCCTCGAGGACAACCTCCTCGAGCGGCCTCAGCTCCGCCATCGCCTTCTGGCATGCCGCGCTCGGCGGCGCCGCGTCCTTCCCGATGAGCGTGTACGAGACCGGTCCCTTGCCCGTCACGCCCTGCCGCTCGAGCTCCCAGTCGCGGTCCACGAGCGACCCGTTCTCACCGTACCGCTTGACGACGGTGTCTATCATCCGGTCGCGGAGCAGCCACAGGCGCAGCTCGTTGACCGTCTCGATGTAGACGTTGAGCAGCCCGCGCTTGCCGAGCGTCCAGCTGCCGTCCTGCGCCGGGCTGTTGTGCGCTATCGCCTCGACGAAGACCCAGAGCACGGCCTTTGGCTTCACGTACAGGCCGGCGACGCACTGCGCGCACGACTCGACCGGGTCGATGAAGTTCCAGTCGTCGTCCAACCTACGCGAGCAGATCACGTCCTTCGTGAAGTCCTTCCTGGTGGACTGGACCTTCACCTCGTGGAAGACGTGGCTGAACATCGCGTCCCCCTCGGTCAAGACCCGGAACTTGGCCACGTCGCCGTCCCCGGTCAGCCACAGCTTCCGTATCCTCCCGCCCTGGTACGCGAACCGGTCGCGCATCCCCATCAGGTAGTTGAGTCCCCTCTCACCCATGTCGATACCTCCTGTATGCCGTTCCGTCTCTACGTTATCTGCTCGGCCCGCACCCAGCGCGCCGCCGAGGTCGCGTTCCGCACCGGCTTGCCGTCCCGGCCCACCGGGATCCTGAGCCCGTTCCGCCACTCGCGCAGCTCCTCTGCGAGCTCCTGCTTGAGCTCCGCCCGGGCCGCCCGCCGCTGCGCCGCGGTCAGTCTGATGTCGACCGGCGTGCGCTGCTCGCAGTGCTGGCCCAGCGTACGCCAACTGATGTATGCGCGCGCGACCGGGCTGAGTCTATTGAGCCTGTCCATGAACTCGGCCGACTCAGCAAGCCTATCCGGCCCCGGGCTGGGATCCGGGATCTGACGGAGCCCCGGGTCGTCGTCATAGAGCTCGCCCATGCCGCAGAGAAACAGCGAGCTGTACTCCGCCAGCAGCCCGCGCCTGACGAGTCCCCTCGTCAGCACCTTCCCGAGGTGGTTTGCCACCGCCGACCTGAAGTAGAAGAAGAACGGTACGCCCGACGCCGGGTCATACCCGCGGACGCACTTGACGAGCACGTGGTATATCTCGCCGCGCTTGTCGTCGTCGTCGCAGCCGGGGATGCCCCACCGCCGGACCGTCGCCGCTATGAACGGCTCGTACTGCCGGGCGAACTCCGTAGGGTCCATGTTACACGTCCCCCGCCACGCCCCTGTCGAACTCCGCCCGCCGCGTCTCCGGCACGCGCGCCCGTATCGCGTCCACGTCCTGGTGCTTGAGCCCAGGCCTGAACCCCAGGTCGACCAGCTCCCAGCACAGCGCGTTGTTGGATATGAGGCGCCGCGTCGGGTGCCCCTCGTCCGAGCTGACGGCGCGTATCTCCTGGCTCATGAGCTGCATGCGGAACACTGCGCGGTCCTCGGCGTGGAACGAGATCTTCCAGCTGAACCAGACGTATCGCCTGCGGCTCTTCGGGACGTCTATCTCGCCCTCGAGGATGCCAGGCGTGTCGTAGTCTATGGCCCTACCGGTGAGGATCCGGTACATGTCTTGGAACCTGTCGATGTCGTGCGGCGGTATGGTGCACGTGAAGTTGCTCGCGTTGGCCGCGAGTAGCCCCACGGTCCGGTAGTAGAGCGGGGTCCGCGCCCAATCGGCCTTGGCCGGGCGGAACATCTGGGACGCCGAATTGCGTCGCTGACGCCTCGACGACTCCGGCGGCCTTGTCCTCAGCATCTCCGTGCGCGCGGCGTTCTCTACTATCCGCTTCTGCACGGCGAGGCTTGTCTCGACCCTGATGCCGGGTCTGTTGGCGTACTCGACGAAGAGCCTGTCCCCGTCAATCTTGATAGCCGTGTACTCGCCCAGCTTGTTTCTATACCTACTGCCTACCTGAATGCTCACATGACCACTCCATTCAGTATCCATTGCCTAACCAACCTTTCCTTATCATATTATACCACGATCGGGTGGTCAAAAGTAGCCCTAAAAGCGGTATCATTCGAAACTATTTCGGGAACCCGACAGCCGCCACATCGACCGCCTGGGACACCACGACCTTCAGCTCTATGCACCCGCACTCCTGGACGTCCTTCTTGCCTGGCGGCAGGATGGCCGCCCTGACGCGCATCCTGTGGCCGAGCAGCCTCGCGGCCTGCGCCATGCCCCTCTGGCCCGCCTCGTCCATGTCGAGCGCGAGCACGACCCCCCTCGTGCGTCCGGCGAGGAGCGACGCCTGCACCCTCGAGATCTGCGCCCCGAGCAGGGCGACCCCGGGTATCCCGCACTGCCACAGCCACATGGCGTCCAACGGCCCCTCGACGAGCACTATCTCGTCCGGCGCGTCCGGCATCATGTCCCAGCCGAACAGCACCTCGCCCGCCTTGAGGCCGGCCGTGTAGACGTACTTGGGCGACGCGAGCGGGTTGACGTACCGGTACACCAGCCCCTCTATCCTGCCGCGGAACGTGATCGGCATCACGACGGCTGCCCGCGCCTTGTCCATCCCCACGTCCCACGCCCTCAGCGTCGCGGGCTCGAACCCCCGCCCCTCCATGTACTTGTACGTCCGCCCGTGCTCGTACTCCGGCATCGCCGGCGGCGCCTCCGCCACGGCGGCGCCCGTACCGGCTATGGCCTTCCTCAGGGCGTCGTTGCCCGGGTCCGGCGCCTTGACCGACCCGAGCCAGACGTCGGCCTCGGCCTCCGTTATCCCCTTGACCCTCGCAACGAGCTCGGCGAGGCGGCCGACCCCGCAGCTGGCGTAGCACACCCAATAGCCGTTCTCGATGGCGACGGCGAACGACGGGTCGTGGTCGTCGTGGAATGGGCAGAGGCACATCGCCCACGGGTCGCGCTTCTTCTGCTCAACGCGCACGACCTCGATGCCGAGCGTCTCGAGGACCGCGAGGACGTCGGGCCCTGACGACGCCGCCACCAGCTTGCGCAGCCTGTCGGCCCCGCTAGCCACGTCGCAACCTCGGCGGACCCAGCGCCGCCGCCAGCTTCAGCAGCTTGCCCCTGTCCTTCACCTCGCACTCCCAGATCACGTGCACCGTCCAGCCGAGCGCCCTGAGCTCGGCCGCGACCCGCGCGTCGCGCTCGACGTTCCTCTCGAACTTCTCCTCCCAGAACCTGATGTTGGACGCGACCCCCTTCTTGTGCGTATGAACCGGGCACCTGTGCCAGAAGTCTCCGTGCACGAAGACCGCGTGCCTCCTGGCGCGGAAGCAGATGTCGGGCTTGCCCGGGAGGTCGGCGCAGCACACCCGGAAGCGGTAGCCCCACGCGTGCAGCGCACGCCTGACCGCCAGCTCCGGGCCGGTGTCGCGCCCGCGTATGCGCGACATCATCCTGCTCCTCACCGCCTGGCTGACCCGATCCGCCACTATCAGCCCTCCTCGACCAGTGTCCGGTCTACCGGGAAGTCCCTGATGGCGCCCTCGTCGGCGTCGAACTCGACAATGCCAGCCAGAGCGTACCCGCCGGCCTCGAACTCACGCAGATCCTCGTCCACCACGATGACCACGAACTCCCTGGCGCTCCGATCCACGTACCGCACTAGCCTCACCCTCACTTCGCGTCCCCCTCGACCAGATAGTCGACGTGGCAGTCGCACGGGCAGTCTGGCACGTCGTGCTCCTCAACCCGGCACTCCTTGCACCCGATGTGCGGCATGGCGGCCAGCACGGCCTCGAACGAGGTCGCCATGGCCTTGTACAGCCCGCGCCTCGTCTCCACGTCGCCGAGACCGGAGATACCGCCCTCGACCGCCGGCTCGGCCATCACACCAGCTCCAGGAGCTGCTGGAGGACGTCGGCCGCCTCGTGCTCCGAGATGGTCGTAGCGCGCTCCTCACCATCGTCGTCGTGCAGCATCTGCAGGACCCAGTCCCCGTAGCGCCGGTCGACGACCAGGCCCGTTACGCTGCGCCTGTGCAGCACGGGCGACTCGAGCTCCTCGGTGATGGTGTAGATCTGGAACCCCGGTATCCCGGCCTCCTCGACCAGCGCCTTCACCTTGCAGAGCAGCCCCTCACCGGTCAGATCCAGCCTCTCCTGCTCCTCCTCCCATGAAGGCACCCTCGCCCCGGTCGCCCCCATACACGGTTCACTCATCTCACGCCTCCCTCGTCGTCCGCGCGTCCCCCGCGGGTATTCTTCGATTTGTCCTCCGCGATCATCATACGAAGTCAACCTGCCCATCCGCCCCCTCCCTCGCCGTAACCTGCCTGATCAGACCCCGATTGACGTCGAAACTCAGGTACTGCCTCTGCGTGACGTCTGGGCCGTCCCTCCACTTGGTCACCCTGAAGATGCGCCTGCCCTTGTTGCCGCGCTGGCGCGCCATGCCGACGACCCTGTTGGAGTCCTCCATGATGGCGTAGCCGTAGGCCGCCTGGCTCAGCTCCGGGGTGTCCTCCTGGATGACCGACGCCTCCCTCGTCGCCTGTGTCGCGCAGAGTATCGGGATCCCTAGCCCCTGGGCGAGGCCCTTGATCCTCTTGCCGGCCTCGAACATGACCTCCCAGCTCTTGCCCTTGCCGGCCAGCAGGTGGAAGCCGTCCAGCGCCAGGATGTCCGGCCTGTGCTCGCGCGCAAGGGCGACCACGTCGTCCGCGGTGAAGGCGCCTCCGCCCTCCCCGGAGTCGACCGTGATCCAGTCGTCGCGGAGCCCGAACCTGTCGAGCCACCTCTCGTACGCCGCCACGTCGATCGTGCCCATCCTGAGGCCGTCCAGCGTCAGCCCCCAATCCTCGGAGTCAAGCCTAGACAGGATGACGTCGACACGCCACTCCATGTCGGTCTTCGTGTTCTCGGGCGACAGCAGGAGGACCCGCCTCCCCGCCGCGTACGCGACGCAGCACCAGTACACGAGCATGAAGCTCTTGCCCGATCCGGTCGCGCCCATGACGGTGGCCACCTCGCCGGGCCGCCACTCGCCGCCTATATCATCGAACACCGGCAGGCCGGTCGGGATGCCCAGCGACCGCCCGGCCGACTTGGCCTCTACCCGCTCGCGTATCAGAACGAGTCGGTCGGCCGCATCCCTGTCCGACATGCCGACGTGAAGGTCAGTCCCGATGGACAACCCAGCCATGTCCGCCGCTATCGCCCTGACGGTCCCCTCCGGGTCCTCGTCCAGCTTCTGCACCCGCGTCATAAGCGACGCGCGCGCCCGACTCGCCACGCCAGCGCGAACCAGCTCCTCCACGTACGTCTGGAAGTCCCTCGCCCCATCGGCCGGCTCCAGCCCAAGCGCCCTCATGTCGTCCGGCCCCGGCAGCGGCGAACCTGAAAGCGCCCGCTCCCTGAGCAACGACCACACCGCCGCGCCAGCCTCCGTCTGGAAGGCCTCCACTGCGAGCCCGCGCTTGAGCGCCCACTGTACGGCGTCAGCCGTCTTCATGGCGGACAGCGCGAGTCGCTCCACCTCCGCGGGCGTCGAGTTATGCACTGATCCCCTCCGATGGCTCCAACAGCAGCGCCAGGTCGTATATGCCGAGCACCCTAAGCCGAGACGGCGGCACGCGCCGCATTATCAGAATACCCGGCTCGGCCACGTGGTAGACCCAGTCACCGACAGCAGCGCTGTGATCGAATATGAGGTCGGGCCTGAACACGTCAATTGATCGGTATCGCACCTCGAGGAGGGCCGTGCGCGTGGAGCAGTGAACCGCGACCTGCCGCATGAGGTTCCCCAGGTGGGCGTCGCCGACCTCCATCTCCGGCCATAGCCAGGTCGCCCGCAGCTTCGGGAACTGCCTGACGATGTCCGGGTGGACGACCCGCTGCGGGACCAACCCGTCGCGCTCTATCTGCGGCCACTTCGCGCAGGGGGTGTAGTGGTAGCCGATCCTCAGCTCACTCACATCCCCGCTCCCCTCTCGGCCCACAGCCCCTCGAGCGCCCGAGAGCACTCAAGCTGCGCGTCGAGGTCGCCCTCCTCGTACGCGCCGCGCCACCTCGACAGCCAGTGGTCCACGGAGGACGCCGTCCGCTCGTCGCCCGCCCCCTCGGCGAGCCATCTCGCGTATCGCCATGACCCGTCTGGCCAGCCCAGCTTCTCCCTCACGTACGCGAAGTGCGCGAACGCGAGGGACAATATGGGGGAGAACCTCGCGCCCTCGACCTCGACTATCTCGAGCACGACGGCCACGACCATGTCCGCGTCGCCGAAGTCCCCCACCAGGTCGTGCATCCGACGCCGCAGCACGACGTAGTCGCCGTACTGCCCGCCGAAGATCTCCTTCAGCCTCGCGTAGACCGGTTCAGCCAGATCACCACCAAGCTCGACCCTGCTCTTGACCATCGACCCCGTCCTAGTGGCTACAATCGAGCAGAGAGCGGGCTTCCGACAGGCTGATTCCGCAGTCCGCCTTCCCCATGCCTTCCGAACATGCCGTGCCTCCGATTCTCTGCCTGAACTATGCCTGCAGGACCCTCTAGAAGTCCTTCGTCTTCAGCTTGCCGATGACCCGCCGACCGAACCGCGTCTGCAGCTCGACCGTCGGCCGCGCCACCACGCCCTCGGCCTCGAAGTCGCCCCAGGCCGAGCGGATCCCGTTGCGCACCAGGACGGCCGCCTCGGGCAGCGTCGCCGCCCTCACGACCGGGACGTGCGGGATCCCCAGCCTGCTGGCTATCTCGTAGACGTCCCCGCGCTTCAGCCACACGTCGCCGACCCTGACGTCGAACAGCACGAAGCCGACGCCGTCGGGGATGTACTTGTGGCCGACCTTCTGAATCCGCTCGCCGAACCCCTCTCCGTAGAGGGTGATCGGGTACGGCACTACGCACTCGCACCGGTACGGGACCAGGCTCGATCCCGATGCCTGTGGATCATACCACCCTGTCCCACCGCAGCGCTCGCAGCCCTTCTGGCCGCGCCACAGCGCCCGCAGCTTATCGACCGTGAACAGCCCCGTGAGCTTGTCCACCAGGAACGGTGGGATGTCCGCGGCGGCCGTGCGCCCGTATATCCCAAGGAACCAGTCGAGGAGCGGGTGATCTGTCGGCTCCGAATACGACTCCAGCGCCACGCGGATGTTCATCCCATCCACCTTCTCGGTCAGCTCCCACTGGCAGTCGCGGAGGTACTCGAACTCCGGCTGACTCCAGCCCCACGGAATGACCTTGTGGTCCTCGCCGCGGACCCACAGCGTCTTGATCTTCGGATACTCAGGTGCGTCCATCACTCGACCTCCAGCTCTGTGCCGTAGATGTTGACCCCGTACGTCCCGTCGTCGAACGCGACGTCGACGTACGACTTCGGCTGTACTTCAGGGGTCATCCAGGACCGCGCGCCAAACGAGTAGTGCCGGATCTCCCCGCACTTGCCCGCGAAGCCGCGCTCCCTGTTGTCAAGACTGTCGGTGGCGCGCACGCGCTGATGCCTGGGCGCCATGACCAGGTCGACGTTCGTCACCGTCTCCCCTACACTTCCGTACCGGCGGGGGGATGGGCCATGTTGACCGCCCTCAGCTGGTCGAGCGGGACCAGCCTGAAGATCCCGGTCTCCCCTACACTTCCGGACTCTATGATCACGACCCCGAAGACGTCGTCCTCCGGCGGCGCGTACACGATGCCGACGAGCCGGCCGTATCGTATACCGGCCTGCTGCTCACCAGCATTGCCGCCCTTCCGGACCAACCTGACTGGTATGTCCATCGTACCACTTCCCTTCCGGCGTCTCGCGCCTATACCTTCATTATCATACCGCGATCGCCGGCTGCCGCGCCGCCATGCGGCGGCTACGCGGCCTTCGCCACCCACGGCTCGCACTCGCCCCAATGGGTGCCGACCTTCACGTCGGCGACCAGCGGGACGGTGAACTCCAGCCCGAACCGCTCGCGCAGCTCCGGATACTCCATGACCCTCTTTATAACGGGCACCCACTTGTCGACCAGGTCCTCCCTGACCTCGAACAGTATCGAGTCGTGGACCTCGCCGACCATCCTGCACTCGTCCCAGTCGAGCTCGAGCCCGAAGATGCCCTCGGACGTCAGCGTCAGGTCGCCGCCGAACCCCTGCACCGGCGAGTTTATAGACTGCCGCTCCGCCTCGGCGCGCAGACCCTCGTCGACCGACATGATGGTCGCCAGGTGCCGCAGCCGGCCGGCCGGGTCCCTGACCTCCAGCGCCTTCCGCAGGATCGCCTTCTGGCGCGTGTGCCACGGCAGCAGCTCGCGGTACAGGCCGAAGAACATGGCCCGGAACGCCTGGGCCTCATCGAGCGTGACGGTCAGCCCATACTTCTCCTTCGCGTATATCTGGAACCCCTTGGCGCCCATGCCGAAGAGGAACCCGAAGTTAACTGCCTTGGCCATGTCCCTCTCGACCTTGGTTACCGCCGCCTCGATGGCCGCCATGAAGCCGTCGTTGTGGAGCAGATCCTCTATGCCCTGTCCCGCCAGGCCGAACTGGTCGACGAGCCTCCCGAACTTGCCGGTCACCTGCGCCGCCGTCAGGGCGTGGATGTCCCGCCCCAGCTGGAACGCCAGCAGCATGACCGGGTCGCCGGACAGGAACGCCGCGATGCGCAGTTCGACCTGCGAGTAGTCGACGTCGATGAACCTCCACCCCGGCGGCGCGCCAAAGATGGACTTCAGGTATACCTCCCGCGGCACCTGGTGCAGGTTCGGCGTGGCGCAGCTCCTCCGGCCGGTCACGGTGCCCACCATGTTGAAGAACGGGTGCAGCCTGCCGTCGGGCCCGAGGAACTCCTTCCACTGGTTGAAGAACGTGATCTGCTTCTCGGCGTGCCTGAGAATCAGCACGAGGTCGACCGCCGGGTGCTGGCCGGCGAGCTCGTCGAGCGCGTTCTTGTCGGTCGCCGGCGCCCTCTTCTTCGGCGTCAGCTTGTGCGCCTTGACCCCGAGGCCCCCTTCCCCGAACAGCCAGTTGAGGAGGAACGTCGAGCTCGACCCGAACGGGTGCCCGAGCTTCGACTTCGCCCCCTGGGACTCCGCGTCACCGAGCATCGCCGGCGGCACGAAGTCGTACAGCTTCTCGACCGTCTCCGCCACGAGCACCTTTACCTCGCCCTCGCGCGCCTCCAACCGCTCCTGGTCGAGCCAGATGCCGTGCACCTCCGCCTTGCAGAGCGCGGCCGCCCCCGGGAGGCAGGCGTACTTGTACAGCCTGGCGAGCTGTTGGTCCGCACCGAGCCTCTCGCGGAACTTCATGTACAGCCCTTGCGTGTGCGCGACGTCAACGCCAGAGTAGACGGCCATCTTCTCAAGCGGATCGGGCGGATCGAACTTGATCTTGCCCTTGCCCCAGCGCGACGCGCCGAGCTCGGAGACCGCCAGATCCTCGAGGTTTATCGGCCTGTTCTCGTCCAGCAGGTGGGCCGCGATGGCCGTGTCGAACCAGACGTTCGGCGTGATGCTGCGGCGGTACGTCCACCGCGAGTCGAACTTGGCGTTGTGCCACACCGTCTTGCCGCCCTCGAGCAGCGCGCCGATGCGGGCCCACAGGTCGCGCAGGTACGACTCGTGCCCGACCCACGGCGACTCCGGGTGCTCGAGCGGGATGACGAAGCCGAGCTGCGGGTCGTCCGACAGCGCGAGCATCCATATCCTGGCGCCGGTCCTGAAGTCGAAGAAGCCCTGGGTCTCGAGGTCGCAGCTGAACGGATGGTCGGCCTGCTCGAACCTCGCGAGGCAGAGGTCCACCTCCTCGCGCGTCATGCAGATCCTAACCTCAGGGTCGGCTGGCGGCGCCTCCCCGCGAAGCCTGCGCACGAACCTTCCGACGTCGCCGTAGAAGTTGTCGTGGCCGTTGGGGTGCTCGAGGACCCACGACGGGTGCATCGACACGATGACCCACGCCTTGAGGTCCTCGTCGAAATACTCCTGCCCCCGGGCCGACGTCACGGCCTCCTTGCCGGTGATGGCCTTGAGCGCCGGGGCGCCCATGAGGAGGATGACCTTTGGCTTCACGGCCTCGATCTCCCGCCTGAGGTAGACGCCGCAGGGCTTGATCGCCTTCTTGATGTCCGCGTCCCTGTTGCCGGCGGCCGGCGGAGCGCACTTGACGGCGCTCGTCACGTAGACGTCGTCGCGCGCGACCCCGGCGTCGGCGAGTATCTCGTCTAGGTATATTCCGGGCTCGTTGCGCAGCGGGCTCCCGACCCGGTCGTCGACCAGTCCCGGGGCCGAGCCGATGATCATCCCGTCGGCAGGTACCGGCCCGTCGCCCATCATGCAGACGCTGAGAACCCCCTGCGACAGTGGGCACGCCTCACATCGCGGGTTGCGCACGCCCCGCCGCAGCGCGGCAGCGCCCGGAGTCAGGGGAGGCACGTCATCCGCCTCCAGATTCCGGACGTCGTTCAGCTGCCTGTCTGTCCGCGGCTTGTAGCGCGGAGCCTCGCCGTCATTCACCATGCCATGATGTCCCCGCTGACAGTAACATACCCGTCCAGCCCGGCCTGCCCGAGTGGGTCCAGCCCCGCGAACGCGTCCAGGATGATGGCGCCCGGCGGCGTGCTCGCCCGGGCCAGCGCGGCGTAGATCTCCGGCGGCTTGCGCGACCCGCCGATCGGCGGGGCGAAGAACACGGTCGGGATAGACTTGGTCGTGAGCGGCCTCCTGCGCGTCTTCACCGGCTTGCCCGCCATCTCGGCGCTGACGTCGTCGTACGACCGCCGCCAGAAGCACACGATGAACTCGTGCGCGACGCGGTACGAATGCCCGAGCCCGATCCTCAGGTCGGTCCCGTCCTTGCGCGTCTTCACCCAGACGAGAGTGTGGAAGTGCTCCAGCATCAGGGGGTAGTTGCCGAGCAGCCAGCCGAGCTTCTGCTCGGGGCAGAACACGTAGAGGTGCGCGCCCGGCTTGAGGACCCTGCACGCCTCGGCGATCGCCGCCTGCATCTGATGGTCCTCCAGGATGGGGTAGTCGGTCGCTTTGACGGCCTTCGCCCTCGCGCTAACGCGCCGGTCGAAGTGCCACGGCGGGTCCGTGATTATCGTATCAATGACTTCATCGGAGAACGGTAGTCGCAATGCGTCGAGCTTAACTCTTGTGTGCATGTCTCAGTCCCACAGCGCCGGCCAGTGCAGCGCGAGCAGCCTGAGCGCCTCAACGATCTGCGGATCCGTCTCCGGGTTTACCCAGGCGTCACCGAGCAGATCCTCGGCGTTGGCCATCCGCTCGAAGCCCTCGATCATCGTCGTCAGCGTTTCCCGCCACCAGCGGCGGCACTCGTTGTCAGCGTCGTCATCGCCGCACGCGACGCCCTGGGAGAAGACGCTGGGGAACGGCATGTCCGGGCACCAGTAGCCGTGGCCCTTGTCCCGCAGGTCCGTCAGCATGCCGGCCATGACGCGGCCGATGTACGAGTACCCCTCCCACCAGTCGCCGTCCGACCAGCCGCGGCGGCCGCGCTGCAAGAAGCACCTCGCGGCGTACCACCTTTCCTGCAGCCAACCGATCAACCTCATTCTATCGTCACCCCTTCCGGACCCGTGTCATCGCGCACCAGCTTCTCCCTGAGCCCCGGCCTGGCCTCGAGTATACCGTTGACCACGGCCTCGAGCTGGGCGTCGTCGCGATGCCCGATGAAGAACGCGACCTTTTGGTCCGGACGCGTCGGTCCGCCGCTGACCAGGATCTCCAGCGTCGTGAAGTTGGAGAAGTCGCGGACCTTGGCCACCAGCGGGTGGCCGACGGTGTGCACCCCGACGTCGACCGTGACCGTGCCCTCGAAGTCGTCTCTCATTGTGCCTGTGCCCCCTTCTAATCGCAGGTATACACCCGAGTAAGGCCGCTTCCCCTTGTGGGGGTATACCCCGGTAGGCATCAGCCCTCCACCGCCCCGCGCAGCTCATCGACGTACACCGACGGCTTGCGCGCCGGGGCCTCCGTGACGCAGGCCACGAGGTCGGATTCCTTGAGCTCCTCGCGCTCGATGGCCCTGTTCACCCTCTCCACGTCCAGCTCCCACGCGGTCGCCTTGGTGATGCGCGCGAAGACCCGGTCGCCTATCTTAGACTGGAGCGCGCCGTAGTCCATGCCGGGCGTCCCGGTCGAGTACGTCACCCGGATCTGCCGGCCGACCGTAGACAGCGGTATGAACCTGCTGGCGCCCACGAGCGGAACCCGGTCGGCGTACTGCTCGACGGTGTCCCGTATCTCGCCGCGCAGCTGGGCCACGCGGGCCGACTTCGCCTTGACCTCCGCGTCCAGCGAGTCCACCTCCACCGCCCTCGCCGCCAGCGCGCGGATGACCGCCGGCGGTAGGCTCAGCTTCTCGTTCGCCACGATGCCTTTACCTCCTCCATCTCTTGTGCCGATATGACCTTGAAGTCGGACGGACGCTGCGTGAACCCGCTCGGGTACAAGGACTCCGTCGGCGCCGTCAGCATAACAAGAGGCACAGCCGCCAACAGGGCGCGGAGCGCCATGGGCGTCTCGGCGTTCTTCAAGTAGTCCTCGTCTATGAAGATCTCGATGCCCTCGACCTGATAGACCTCGTCCGGCCGTTTCCTGTTCTGTATCCAGTCCCCTACCTTCACCGTGCGCCTCCGATCATATTATACCCCGCGGGGCCACCAAGCCGCCTTGAGCTTCTTCATTGCCTTGGGCGACCAGTCCGTCATGACCTCGAAGTCCCACGGCGACCGGAGCTCCCTGTCCTGATACAGCGACCCCGGTGGCGCCTTCAGCCGCAGGACCGGCATCGCCGCCAGCTGCCTGTTGCCGCCCCTCGCGAGGTATCCCTCGTCAATCTCGAGCTCGATGCTCTCGACCTGGAAGAGCTCGTCCTGCCGCTTCCGGTCCCTGGGCAGGATGTAATCTCCTACCTTCATCGCGGCGCCTCCCAGGGGAATAGGAATCGCGCGAGCGACGCGCGCAGCGGAGACGGCAGGCGCGGGACTATGGCTTCGTTGCCGTTGTCCCAGCGGACGATGACCGTCTTGCCGAGACGCCTGGCCTTGGCCGCCACCGACAGCACGTGGCCGTCCCTCGAGCCCCACTGCAGGAAGGCGTGCACCTCGTCGCACTTGTCCACGATGTCGTTGTTCATGGCGTCGAGCGCCGCCCACTTGTCCGTGCCCCTGCCGCCCACGAGGACGAAGCGGTCCCAGTCGGGTCGGCAGGTGACGGTCTCGAGGCCCCGGGCCTCGGCCGCCCACACCGCCGTTTCCTCCACGCCCTTCGCGCCGGTCGATACCACGACCGTCCCTGTCGGGAGGTCGCGCACGTAGCCGACCACGCGCATCGAGTTTATGCCGGACTTCGGTCCCACGACAGCTATCCTAGTCATCACAGACCTCCGCAGTTCAGACAGTAGAGGCCACCCCCCTCACGGATCAGCCGCGCGCCGCAACGCGGACACGAGTCACCCGCCTTCAGTATGCGCCCCGTCCTCACAGGGGCAACTGGTCTGAGTCTGATCGGCTCGTCCTCCGCCGGTGGCTCGATCGACCGCGGCGGCAGCACCCACAGGCAAGTCGGGCGCCCGCCCTCGCGGAATGTCCTACCGACTATGCCGAGCGCATCCTTTGCTGCGTAGAGTGTCCTCTCGCCGAACCCCACCCCCTCGACTGCCTGTCGTATCTCCGGCAGCGGCCTCGGGCCGCCGACGAGCATCCCCACCAGTATCGTCATGACCTTGCCGACCGACGGACGCGCCCTGGCCGTCCCGTAGAGCTCGACCTCGTCGAGCGCGCAGTCTGGCAGCGCGCAATCCTCGCAGCACTTGCCGCCGTATGGGCACCCGCACGGCGCCGGGTGTCCGCACCCCGCGCATCCGGTCCTGCCCCTGTCTATCGCTTGCATCGCCACCATGGCGATCCCCCTTTCGCTGTTTCGAATCCCCTACTGCAGATCAGATGCCAGGAACTTCGCCCGCTCGGGACTGAGCGCCCGAAGCCCGTCCGGGTCAGTCAGCCACATGGCGCACGACGTGGCAAAGTCCTCTAGGTTCATATCATCTGAAAGGTATGCCCAGGGTCTCGGCTGGGTGGCGACCACCACCGCATTGAAGTCCCAGGCCTCCTTAGTATCATACCACTCCACCAAACCCGGGGTCGTCGGATTCTTGCCAGTCTCGTCGAATACTGTCCAAGCCTGATGAGCGTGGCACAGCTCGTGAGCGAGTACTTTCAGGCTCTGGTTCGGGGCCAGCACAACCTCCCCGGTTGACTCCCAGTAGAAGTTGCGCGACTCCCCACCGCCGAACGGGCAAACGCCGCTGGACGTGCAGCCCCGGTCCGACACGAACACGTGGGTCCCGATCGGGACGGTCATGCACGCCGCAGATGCGAGCGCCGCAAGCGCCAGGGCAACGACCACCAATTTGGTCATCATCGAACCCCACGTCCCCCGCCGTCCGGCGGATCCATCATGTCCTGCACCAGTACGCCTGGGGTCTTCAGCAGCTGTACCAAGGGGTCGTCCGCCGCCGGAAGATGCCTGTCCGGGCTGTGCCTCGGATTGTCGCACTTCACCCGCCACGTCTCAAGCCCCGTGTCCCATACCTTGACCATGTTGCCCCCGCACGCGCACCTGCTCATCATATGCCTCCCTTGACCGGCGCCGCCATCAGGTCCCCGACGGCCTCGACGATGGCGCCCAGCACCTCGGCCGCGTGCTCCCGGTAGATCTCGACGCCTATCCTCGTCGGCAGGAACGAGTCCCCGCCGGCCGGGAGCCAATACTTCCTGACACTGACCGAACGCACCCCGGTCTTCGGGTTCGTCTGCGTCGAGACCCGGAGCTGCGTCGTCGGATTGATCATGAAGGTACCAAAAACACGCGCCGCTATTTTAGTCTTCTTTGCGATCATAAGGCCAGCCTCCTCGTGCGTACGTCCGTCGGGCGTGGCAGTTAGCACATACGACCTCGCACTTCTCGACCTCAGCTTGAGCTTTCGTTAGACTTCCCCTTGTACTTGGGGCCCAATGCTTTCGTGATGGCGGCAGATGATCAAACTCAAGCACTATCGGATCGGCCTCCCCACAGTCAACGCACGGGTGGGTCGCCTTGTACTCCCGTATCCATGCCCTAACCTGCGCCATACGCACCCGCCGCATTGCCTTGGCGTGTTCATGGTGATCCCGTTCCCAAGCCCGGGCTTTGGCGATAATCTTCTGGCGATTAGCCAAATAGTACTCATGAGCCGCCGCTGACCTCTCAATCGCATTCCTCATCTTGCCCCCTCCGCCCACCATGTGGACGCCGTCGGCGGGTTGAGGTTCGGCGGCTCGGTGCGCGCGAACTCGCCCACCGTTATGGCGGCGACCGCAAGTGCCACCGCGATCAGAAGCTTACCGGCTCGCTTGCCAGCCATACTTCCTCCGCGGCTTGCGCCGCCCGGATGCCCGCCGCCTCGCCGGCCGGAAGTCACTGATCTTGTGCCTGCTCTTGCCGAACCCCGCCTCCTCCTCGCGCCTGAGCGTCTCCATGCACTCGTGGCACGGCGTGCCCTCGCGCAGCACCGGTACCATCATCGCGCCGGGGACCTCGTCGTCTGGCTTGTTCTTGTCGAGGTACACCCGGACCCGCATCGCCGGGACGCCTGGTGGGCACCGCTCGTCGACCATGAACGTGTGGGCCTCGCCGCCGCCTCCGAGCACTATGCCCCTGAATGGGCACCGCCCGTTGGCGAGCCCGATGTCGGCCATCCCTACCGCCTGCTCCTCTGCCTTGCTATCTTCGTCGCCCATGTCTAGCTCCTCTGCTGCTCGTCCAGCGCCTGGAGGACCGCCATAACCAGGCGGAATCTCCCGCGCTTCTCCGGCGGTATCTGAGCCTCCAGCCTGGCGTCCTTCTCCTCGCGCAGCTGCCTCAGCCATACCGGTTCCGCATTCGGGTCAACCATAATCACTGTCTCCCTGCTACCTTGTCCCTTACCTACTATTATAATCGGCACTTTCGCCAAAACACGAGCGCCCTGGGACAAGAGATTCGGGCCTCTACCTATAATAACGCACGAACAGGCCAAACGCTATGGCCTACCTCGCGCAATATACCGGCTCCGTGCATCAGCGTCCCACTTCGTCTTTTCGAACGTCTCGACGAGGTACTGCGTGATCACCTCGACCAAGCCTGGGCCTCCGTCCGGCTTGTAGTCCTGGACGCACCCGATGATCTCGCGGGCGTAGAACCCGCACTCGCGGACCCTCTCGGCCGCCTCGCGCGCCGGCTGCTCGCGCTCCTGCTGCTCCCTGAACAGCCTGGCCGCCTTGATCGGCTCGTAGTCCTCCATGCTGAGGATCGCGTTCTTGGCGTTGAGGACGCTGTGCAAGTAGGTCTCGACGCTCCCGTCGTGGTTGACGTACTGGACCTTGACGTAGTGGCGCTTGGCACGGCTGCCGTAGAAGGTGCGTCGACCTTCGAAGACGTCCGGCTCCGCGACCACCGCGAAGCGCCAGTAGCCCTGCGGCGAGTAGCGCGACGGCCGCCCGTTGCACACCATGACCTCCTGCCCTACCTCGAACTCCCGTCTCGTTGTCTTAGCCATGTGCCGTCTCCTCTGCCTTCTGCCCTATCGTGCGCCCACCAGGCGGTGGGCACGCGGAGGGGCAGTAAGCCCGCTCCGTTGTGTCTCAGTTGACCCCCTGCCTGATGCTGACCGCCCGCACCTTGAGGGCGTCCAGGTCGGCCTGCATCCTCTCGTAGATGCCGGCCGTCGTGAGCAGCATGCTCGCCGCCTGCGACTTGATGTCCGCGCCGGCGCCTGCGAGTGTGGAGAGGAACTGCCCGTCGACCTTCGGACGGTGGAACCCGTCCTTGGTGGCCGTCGGGACGTACTTGTGGTCGACCCACGCCGTGACCGCGTTCAGCAGCCCCCAGGCCGACTCCTCGCCGTCGCCCCTGTAGAGGCTGACTATGGCGTCGACCTTCTCCTGCCGTCGCGTGTCCTCCTCGCCGGGCTTGTCCTCCTTCTGGGGGAAGAGGGCGTTCAGCAGCGGCTCGATCATCGGCAGCCCGTCCGTGTCGGCGAGCTGGTTCATGGCGATGCCGTAGAGCTTGAACGTGTCGACGCTGATCCCCATGATCTGGCGGGCGACCGCGATCTTGCGGTTGATGTCGCCGGTGTGGGGGATGTGGACCGTGAGCTCCTTCTCGCCGTGCCAGAGCGCCGCCTGCAGGGTGTTCCAGCAGACTACCCGCTCACTCGTCGGGATGGCCCTGGCCGCCGACAAGCCGTCGTGCGTCGTCGTGAAGAGAATGAACCTCTTGCTGACGTCGCCGCGCTTGCCGATGATCATGTCCTCCGGGATCCGACACAGCGCCCAGAACGTCTGGCCGCCGCGAAGCGAACCAGCCGCCTCGTAGCCGAGCTCCTCGGTCGCCACCAGATGGTCCAGGAAGCTGATGCCGTCCGCGTTCTGGATGGGCCGGTACGCGCGCCCGACGTTGCCGAGGACCGCGCCGTCGGTCTCGCGAACGACCGCGAAGCGCCCGGGCATCTCGACGAACCTGCCGCCCAGACCCCTTGTGTACGCCTTCCGGATGCCCACCGTCCAGTCGGTGCCAGACAGCGCGCATACCTCAGCTGAGGACATCGCGCCCTTGACCACCGTGCCGAGACCGTGCCACGCCGGTTCGTCAGCGTACGCTGCCGATTCGACCTTGTGTGCCATTCTTGTACCTCCTCAGATACCTTCTGCCCGTTCACCCGGCGGCCGAAGCCCGGTCGCCGTGTCAAGGGGCGGAAAGCCCCTGCTAGCCTACCTGAACCACCCCGCCGCAGCGGGTGCAGTCCCAGTGGTGCTTGTTGCAGTGCGTGTGCACGCCGTCGGAGACGTAGCGCGGCTCGAGTCCGCCGTCGTCGCACTGGCACCAGACTGACGTCGCCCGCGCAGCCTTCGCCGACTCGCGGTCAATCACCATGGTCCTGCCCATCTTCCCTAGGCGCCTCGCCCTACGCGCGTCGAACGCCGCGTGCAGCTCGCCTTCATTCTTATATCCGAACAGCCCGTCATCTACCATCTGCCTTGTCCCTTCCGTAACCGCGACCGCCATCGGCGGCCCTCTACATACTATAACGCACGAACTGCCGAAACGCTACGCCGACAGCCGCTCCTGCCTCCCGCGGCCGTAACCGGCCAAGAAGGCGAGCCGCTCGTCGCGGCCCCAGAACAGGGACGCCTCGCCCCTGAGGGCCTGCCACGCGTCCTCGCACCTGCTCTTGCCGTAGTGCCTGCCTGTCTCGTAGATGTGCACCATGTCCGTACCTCCCAACCGTGGCCGTCATGTTCGGCCCTTCATTATAATAATCGGCCGAACGGGTCAAACGAGAGCGGCCCGAACGGCCAAAAGCACAAAAAGATCGCAGAATTATCGCCGGCGCCGTATCTGGCGCCTCGGAAGCGGGCCCGGGGCTCCCTCATCGCCGCCGCCCATCACGTCCAGGACCTCGCACACCAGGACCGCCTTCCCCTCGGCCGCGAGCGCCACCGCGCGCCTGTCGCGCACCGACGAGTCCTCGAACTTCTCGATCCGCATCCGCTCGTTGTCGAACGAAATGACCCTGTACTGGTACCGCGGGGCCGTCACGGCAGCACCTGCGACGCGACCAGGAACGACCGCCCGTCCGCCGACAGCCCGATCGGTAGGTACCCCCGCTCAATGATGCTGAGCAGCGGGAGCCACACCGCGGGGGCCTCGTCCCATGCTTCCCACAGTCCCATGACCCACACCGGCCTCAGCCACTTGTACGCCGACGCGTGCGCCGGCTCCGAGACGTTCTGCAGGTGCCCGAACGCCAGCTGCCTCAGCATGTCATACCGGTCATCCGAGTGCTCCCTCAGCTGCCTGTTCGCGTCGTCGTACCTGGCGTGCCACGCCGGGTGCAGCGGCTGCTCGAACCACCTGTCGAGCGGGACCCACGCCACGCGCCCGCCGACCGGCTCCTGCTCGGTGGCCGACCGCGGGATCGGCGACGTCTCGGCCATGGCCTTGAGGTGCGCCCTCGCGGCTGCGGAGCACGCCTTCAGCGGCGACTCGACCGGATAGAACATCCTGGCCGACCACACCCTCCAGAACGCCTGCGCGGTCGCGCGCGCTGGCCATTCTCCCAGCCCCTCGTCTCGGCTCACCGCCTCGAGCCACTTCCAGAGGACGTTCCGCCTGGTCCCGTCCTGGTATGTCTCGGTCTCCTTGAGGATCTGGGCGAAGCACGTCTGCGTCCATACCTGCAGACTGGACGAGCGCAGGTCCACGCCTAGGCCCTGCGCCACGGAGATCAGGTGTCCCCTCTCGGTCTCGAACGCCATCCAATCCCCCTACGCCAGCGTCGGCCTGTGCGATACTACGAAGACGTTCCCTGGCGTTACCCCGCACGGCCAGAACCCCATGAACACCACCTCAAGAAGATGGCCCCAACCGGAGTCCTCCTCGACCGCCATGTCCCACAGCGCGCGCTGCGCTATGAGCCTCACGTCCTGAAGCGCCAACCGACCGATCCTGTCCATGTCCGCGCGCCTCGAAGCTACCACGGCCGTGAGGATGTCGTCGAGCCTCTGGAGGTACGTGTTGCCCTCCGCCTGCGCGCCCATCGACTGCCGCGCCTGCACGTGCCGCGCCTGCCAGGCGCCGCCAAGCATCCTCGGCGGCTCCCAGAGTATCCTGTCTACCCCCTCCAGCTCCATGCCCTGCTTCCCGGCCCACTCCATGATCGGCCCGGCCACGCCCGCGAGTGGCTTGTTCGGGACGAAGAGCTCCATGGTCCCGAGGGTATCGAGTGCGCGCGCGATCCGCTCCCCACCCACCGGGTAGGCGGAGAAGAAGTCCGTGAGCATCGCCAGCCGCTGCTTTTCCGGCAGCCGGCGCATGTCTTCTACGACGTTGTTCCAGCAGCACATCTGGGCGACGCGCTGCGCCTTCTTGTCCCCGTGCCTCCAGGCGGCGGCTAGCCAGGCCTCCCTAGCGGCATGTGCGTCGAACGGCCGCGCCGAATTAACGTCCAAGGCGCTCACCCATCGTTATGGCCTTGCTGTCCTGCGTCCAGTACAGCGTGCCGCCGAGGGCCCGCAGGGCGCGCTCCAGCTCCACGCGCTGGTCCAGGCTCGGCAGGTCGTCGAGGTATATCTGCATGTGCAGCGACTCACGCAACAGGCAGACGACTGTCAGCCACGTCGGCCCCTCGCTGACCGAGACCCGGAGCGTCTTGCCGTGGTAGACCTCGCTGCAGTGCTGCTCCCCCTTCCCCATGACGCATCGGCAGCCGATGCTCGCGCAGAGCAACAGCGCGCGACAGATCGCGTTCTGCACCTGCTCGAACGCGGCCTCCAGCGCCGGATAGCTGTTCTGGATCCAGACGTCGTAGTGTTGCATCAGCAGCCCCCCTCCATATACGCGCACGGGCACACCGTTACGCCCTCGTGCCGCAGCTCGAAGTGCAGATGATAGCCGTGCGAATGCCCCGTGTTGCCGCAGAGCCCGATCCCGTCGCCGCGCGTCACCTCGTCGCCGACGCCGACCATAAGCGAGCCGGCCTTCATATGGCCGTACTTCGTGACGTACTCGCCGAATGCCTTGTCCCTAATCTCGACCGTGTAGCCGTAACCCATCGCCGAGTCACCCCCCTGCGCCGGGTCGCTGCGCGGATCGAGCCCGGCGAACGTGACGTAGCCGTCGTGCGCCGCCATGATGGTCTCGCCGCCGGAGCCCGGGGTGCAGCTGATGTCAATTGCCGAGAGGCCCTCGTACGCCATGTGCCACGCGCAGTCGCCGGTGAGCGGCGCCTGCAGCGGCCAGGATAGCCAGAACGTCGGCAGCGGGAACGGTAGTGGGCCCATGGCCACCAGGCACTGCGTGAAGCGGGCGATCCACTGCCTCGACAGCTCACCGCTATCCCCCCAGCCCGGGTGCCCGCTATCCCCCGCTACGGCCTTGTACAGCTCGAAACCGGTCAGCCCGTCCGCCTTGTTCGCGTCCCACGCCGGCTTCATGGACGCCATGGCGACGCTCGCGTTGGTCGCCGGGTCGAGCAGCTGGGCGCACGTCATGCCTGTGCCCTGGCCGCCGCACCTGTTGAGCATGAACAGGCCGAACGAGCAGCAGCACGTCGCCGGGTGGTCGCTCTGTGCGCACGTCGCGCACTGCGTGCAGTCGAGCGCCGGGTTCGGGCAGCAGTCCCCCGCGGCGTCCGCGTAACCCGCCGACTCACGCACCATGACCGCAATGTAGAACGCCATCTCCTCCCAGTCCGCCGGCTGGCCGGCCTCCACCCAGACGAGGTTGAGGATGCCGTTGCACACCTCGTAGGTCCCATCCGGGCAGCTGAGCGTAGTCGTCTGCCCGCAGTCCCCGACCCCACCAGGACCCGGCGGGACGACCGGTCCCGGGCCTGGGCCAATCGGTATCGGCATGCAAGGCGAGACGAGCGCACCCATGGAAGGCACTATCGGGTGCAGCATGTCCGACGCGGCGCCTCCCGGCCCGGTAGGCGGGAGTATGGCCGATGCCGGCGCAACAATCAGCAAGAACCGCCCGCACTCGTTCATGGCCGAAAACCCGCCGTAGAAGGTAAGCTGAAAAGTATATCCGTCGGCGTCAGCCGCGCTGGGCGTCCCGTTCAGGCGGAGGACCTTGTGCGACAGCCCCGTAACCGGGTCGACGTAGTCCTCGAGCTCGTCCTCGACGCGCGTGCTGAAGCCCGCGCTGGCATTCAGCAGAATCGGGCTGGAGCCGACGTTGAGCCAGCCCGGGTAGAACGACGGAAAACTGTGATCCTCGTACGATGCGCAAGGGCGCATGCCGTACAGAAATATCCACGCGGGCAGCCTGCCAAGCCGCCAGCTCTCGACCGCCAGGCGCGCCTCCCACGGCTGACCGGCGACCAGCGCCGGTGCCTGCCCGAGGGACCACCAGACAAGCTCGCCTACCGGGCCCAGGAGGCATGGTCCACCCTCGTATATGTCCAGGTCCCAGAAGTCGATCGGCGTGAGCGCCTCCCCGACAGCGGCGCAGAGGCCCTTGGACTCGATCGCGTCGAGGTCGTCGAACATGACCAGGCCGGCCGTCGGATGCCACGTGCAGTCGCGCCTGGCGCCCTGATCCGGCATGGTGACGTCGAAGCCGTTCACCACATACTGAACCATGCCCTTGAGCGCCTCCGCATCAGCAGAGGTCGCGCGGAGGTCGAAGACAAACTCCCCCCGGATCATGGTCTGGGTCCCGTAGACGGTCTTGTGCCAAAGCCAGGCCGTCGAGGTGTCCGATGTCCCGTTGGCCGGATCGACGCGGTGCGCGAGGTTGAGGACCGCATTGCAGAAGACATTATCCGTCGACGCCAGCACGCCGAAGCCATTGTGGCCAGGCATCAAGTTATTGTAGAGCCCTGACCAGTCAGCCAGCGGCTCGGCGGGTGTGACGAGGTAGATCGGACGCAGCCGACCCACCTGCGCGACGCGCGACGATGTTATCAGCGCCGACAGCGCGCGCGCCGACGCGGCGCGGGTGCCGAGCCAGGGGGAGAAATACATCTGCACGTTCAGGACGTCAGCCCACCGCGGCTCAATGGTCATATCGGCCATGTAGAAGTCGATCTTGGTCCCCAAGGGGTCAAGCAGCCTCATGATGCCAGCCCAGCTCGAGCCCTCGGTCATCGGCACCTCGTGGGCGCCCCTGCCGGCGTCGAACATGACGCCTACCTTCAGGCCGTAGCCGAGCAACTCGTCGAGCCCGCCGGCCAGCCCCAGCATGTGCTGCAGCCTCTGCCAGTCCGCGCCAGCCGGATCCGGGAGCCACTCGGACAGCAGCTGGTCCTTGTCGTTCAGCTTGAACACGAGGCCGGTGAGCCCGCAAGCCTGCGCACGCCCGGCGTAGTCGGCTGCGGACGCCGACAGCGCGGTCCGCACCAGCGCGTACTTGCCCGGCGTGACCCTGTCCTTGAGCACCGGCGCGTCTGGCACGGCCCTAGCCCTCTATGATCACGCGCAGCAGGCAGCCGCCGTCCGTGAGCCACCCGCACGAGAGACCCTCGTCGTACGTTACGTTGACGCTGTAGCGGATAGTGACGTCCGTCGCCGTCACCTCGGTCGGGTACCAGCCCGCCCACTGCCCGTCGGCCGGGCTGTACGTCAGACCCATCGTCATCGCGAGCTCGGTCCCCAGCACCGGGATCGGCCTGCCGAGCGCGTCGACGTTTCTGGAGTCCTGCGCGGCCTGCACGGAGATCTTCTTCGGTATGACCCCCTTGTTGTGCGTCCACCTGTGCGACCCGGTGCCGTCCGTCCGCCACCACCCGAGGTCCTTGAAGTTCCCCTTAGCCGCTATGAGCTGCTCCTGCCTGCGCACGCCCTTGATGACCTGCTCGCCGAACGACCTCATCGGGTTGCGCGCGAGCTGGAGCGTCATCTGGTTCGCCGGCCACGAGTACTTCCAGCTGTCGACGACGAAGCTCTTCTGTATCCCGAGGTGGTCTATCCGGACCGCGACCAGCTGGCCGGGCACGATCGGGAAGCCCGCCAGGTTGCGGGGGAAGTACGGAATCACGACTGAGCCGGCCATGGCCCCGCGGTAGCGGGCCAGCGCCGGGTTCCCCGTGTAGAGGTTGGCGTACGCGCGGTCGCGGAGCGCCCTGGACGCATAGTTCTCCGAGGACGGTAGGAACTCGTGCGTCCAGTCCCCCGTAAGCGCCTCATCGTAGTCGACTATCTCGCGCCGCGACGCGTACAACCCGTTCGCCGGGTCCCATGTGTCCTCGGCCGACTGCAGCACGTTCCCGGTCCCCGAGCTCCCGGCCGGCGCCGGCGGCGTGTACTTCGCCTCGCCAGTCCCCACCACCCGGCTGCGGCTGAAGATGTCCGACCCGAGTTCCGGCATGCTGTAGCTGATTATGGGGATGACCGCGAACTTGGTCCCGGCCAACTGCACGGTCCCGTACTGCAGGATTATGGCCGGGTCCCAGGCCTCGTCCCCGCGCTTGAAGTACATGGCCTGGTGGCCGCGGCGCTGGTTCACCGGCCCGCACGAAAGCGGGGCGGGGCCGATCGGCGGTGGCGCGGGCGGAGGTGGCCCGCATTGTGCGCCGCTGTAGTAGTCTATCTGGAACTCGCCGCCGATGCCGGCGTCAGGAAACGGCACCGCTGGCGGGGCAGGACCTATCGGCGGCGGTGGCGGCGTAATCCCCATGACGACGTCGTACGCGTCTACGAGCGTCACCCCGGGCAGCCCGAGCCCCCACGGATCCTCGCGGGCCAGGTTCCTGATGGCGTCCAGGATCGTGTAGCCCGTCGCGTCCTCGTAGTTCACCTCTATCGGCTTCGAGCTGATCCAGCTGTACGGGTACGACACGAACAGGATGCCCTGCCTGTACTCGAGGATATTCTGGGCAAGCTGCGCGATGATGACGCTGCGCATCTCGCCCGGACCGTACGACACGCCGTCCGGGTCAAAGAGGCCGTTGTTGTTGCCGACCCAGTTCGGGACCCAGGGATCCGTGCTCTGCCCGGCGCACGCGTAGAACGAGTCCCAGTTGTCGAAGCCGGTGTCGATGTGGTTGTCCGCCAGCGCGCCCAGGTAGTCCCGCCCCTTGACCCGGTAGACGCGCCCATAGCGCGCGTCCTGCACCGGCTCGACGTCGTCCAGGCGCCCGACCATGATGATGTCCTTGTTCTGGTCCGTCGGGAGCGAATTGTCGCGCAGCTGGAACCGCTGCCTCGCGTAGACCGTCTTGCCGCACAGCGAGAGATCCGGCGCCGCGAAGACGGCTTCCAGCGTGCCCGGCCTGGCGGGCCCGGTCCGCGTCGCCTCGAACTCGAGGAGGCCGCCGACCTGCGTCCAGGTCTCGGCGCCCAGCCCGGCGCCGTACCCGACCATATCGCTGAGTTCCAGTACGTAGCCCATGCTACCAGCTCGGCCCCTCCCAGGCCGGGTCCACCGACGGCGGCTGCACGATCTGGAACGTCAGCCTGTACGTCCAGTAAGTCTTGCCGCCCTCGCGCGTGAAGGTCGCCGACTGTATGATGCCCCCGTATATCCAGGTCCCGTGGCCCGGACCCTCCTTCACGAGGATCTTGTTCACGTTCGTCGATTGCGCGTCGCCGCACGTCACGTTCAGGTAACGCCACCACGTCCGCACGGCTGCCGCCAGCTCCTGGTGGTTGGGGCGGTCAGGCGCGTCGTCGTTGTCCTTGAGGACGCCGCTGAAGGTGATGGTCTCGGCCATCATCCCGAAGTCGAGGCCGAAGATCATGGGCTGCCCCGTCGTCCCGAAGTTCACGCCCGGGATCGGGAAGACGATCGGGTTGCGCGTGATGGTGTGCTGTACCGTGTCGACCGCGAGCGAGAAGCCCTCGACCTCCGACTTGCCCGTGTTCACGAGCTTGATGTAGACCCCGTCTATGTCGGTCACGCTACTTCACCCCCTTATGCCGGCCGCAGACGCACCCGTCAACGCACTTACGTCCGTGCCTATATCCGGCCTTGGCTGTAACCTGCCGCCGCTCGTCCGGACTCTTAGCCGCCCACCAAGCGGTTTTTCGGGCCGAGACTAACTGACGGTGTTCCAAAGTCTGATTCCGCTTCCGGCAAGTCTCAGCCGCAGCGTCCCGGACGGCCTGACCCTGCGTAGTTCGACGCCCGTCACCCCATCCCCAGCCGTGATAACCGGAATGACACCCATTATGCGCGGCCGCTTGATTCTCAGGGCTGTTATTATCATGATCCCCATCGATGTGATGCACGACCAACAACAGTTTCGTGCTTCTCGCGCCTTCTACCGTCCAAGGCGCTTCAACAGGTTCACCGCAAAAATGACACGGCCAGGGTCCTGGTCCGTGATAGGCGAAGAAGATCCACTTCCAACGGTTCTTTTCGCGAGCCGTTCGGTGATCCCGCGGACTGGCTGGAAGCTGATTCGATGCTCGTCGGTTGGTCCCCACTGGTCTAGCGCCTCCATGTGCCGTTTCGTACCGTAGCCCACGTTATCACACCACAGGTATTCAGGAAACCTATCGTGCATCGGCCCGCGCATCAGCCGATCCCTGGCGTCCTTGGCGACGATGGACGCCGCCGACACGCCCCTGACCCTGGCGTCGCCCTTGACTACCGCCAGCCACGCGTGGCCCATCTGCGAGTTGCCGTCGACCACAACTGGGACCCTCTTGGCCTCCGGCGCACGCTCGTAGAGCCTCTCCAGCGCACGCTCCATGGCGAGCACCGTGGCTCGCGTGATGCCGAACTGGTCGATCTCCGCCGCGCTGGCCTGGCCGATGCCGAACGGCATGGCCTCGACTATCCTCGCGCCCGTGCGCTCTATGGCCTTCCGCGTCAGGGTCTTCGAGTCCCGGATTCCGGAGCTCCATGGTAGCCCCTCGACGAGGGGATCGTACAGTACCGCGGCGGCCACAACCGGCCCCGCGAGCGAGCCGCGCCCGACCTCGTCGATGCCGACGAGCCTATCCGCGACCCATCTGGTATCCAAGGTTCCTGTTCGCTTCCTCGATCATCTGCTTGGCGGCGCCCTCCGGGTCCTTCATGCCGCTGACGTCGACGTTCAGGTTCACGGTATTGCCCGAGTTCTCGACCTTCACATCACCGCCCCCGCCGCCTCCGCCGCGGAACTCCTTGAACAACCCGCCTATTCCGGGGATATTGTGCATGGGCACGCCGGCCGTCTCTAGAAGGCTGCCGCCTATCCCGATGCCGCCGCCTATCGCCGCGCCCCAGGGTCCGAACATCCCGCCGATGCCTGCCCCGGTAAGTCCGGCCATAGCCATGTTCGACGCCCAACCCGGCGCCCCAAGCTTGTTCATGCCGAAGCCCGCCAGCTGCCCGGCCCCGATGCCAAGACCAGCGATGCCGAGCGGCCCGAGACCCATCATCCCAGGCATCATCCCGCCACCTGCGCCCATGGTCGCCAGGCTCATCAGCCCCTTGCCTGCCCCCACGGCCGCACCACCTGCACCCCATCCCATGCCGAGCATGCCCATGCCCGGGACCACCGCGCTTAGGCCCTTGCCGATAACGACCGCGGCGGCGATCACCGCGAGGATCCGCAGCGCGTCCGCGGCGAAGCTGCCGAACCCGCCGAGGTGATTGTCAAGCCAGCCCGTCACGTCGGTGAACTTGTCGATGATCCACCCGCCCACGTCGCCGATGATGCGGAAGACGTCGCCCGTCCTCTCGACCACGTTCTTGACGAACGCCTCGATCTGCGGCGCATGGTCGTTGATCCACTTGGACATGTCCTTGGCCAGGCTCTGGCTCCACAGCAGCAGCTTCTGAAAGAGGCCGCTCTGGATCAGCGACTGCAAGATGGTCGTCATGAAGAGCATGCCGACGTTGAGGAACGGCGACAGCGCCGCCATGATGAGGTCGGCGAACGCGCCGAAGATGCGGCGGTAGGCGTCCACGTACGACCCGACGACCTGGCTGCTCCGGACCAGCTCGCTGATGCCGACCTTTATGATCTCCATCGCGGCGAGCGGCTTGAAGATGGACATGAACGACGGGTCCGGCCGAACCATCACGCCAGTCCCGCCACCGCCTGCAGGATGCCCACCGACCCCGCCGCCCGGCATGGCAACGCCGCCCGCAGCCATGACCCGCTGCAGGTCGGACGCGTCCAGCACCATCCGGAAGACTACTTCAGAGCTCCCGCTTACCACGCTACTTCCCCATGCCCTCAATCTTGTCTATCTTGTGCCAGAACCCTGGCCCCGGGTCACGTCCAACCGCGTAGTCGTTGAGCTCGCGCTCGCCGAAGCGTACGACCGTCAGGCCATAGTGCCCAGTCAGACACCCGTCCCTAATGCGGTCGCGCTGCTGAATCTCAGGCCGACTATGCCAGTAACTGCCGTCCGCCTCGACCGCCAACTTCAGGGCCGGCACATAGGCGTCCACCAGGTACGTGTACCACGGGTGCTCGTCCAGCACCTCGTACCCCGGCAGGAGCGCCGGGAGCAGCGCCTCGCGGAGGATGCACTCGATTCCCGTTGGCCCTGACCGGTGGCGCGCAAGCCGGGTAGTTCGCGCTATATTTGCAATGACCTTCGGACTTGCCCTCATGGAAGCCCGGTGCTCCAGAGACTTTGGTCTCCCCGTCATGGTCGCGCTTGTAGCCGCATTATGCTCCGACGAGTGAGGTTTGCCAAGCAAACTAGCGCTAATGGCGGCGCCCGTCCGCGCGCGCCAGTCTGGATCCTGCCAGAACGCGAGCATGACCGCGCGATGCTTGGCCAAACACTCCGGGTCCTGCCAACCCCGCCTTGCGCCTGCACTTGTGCCACTCATGTTCCTATCCCCCGAGTACCGCCTCCCGCTCGAGCTCGCGCTCCGTGAGCGCTATCGCGTAGTACTCAAGCAGACGGACCTCGTCGACTGCCGCGAGCACCTCCCATGGGAGGCCGGCCTTCAAGAGGGTGAACTCGACGTGGGCCCGCACGAGGTCCTCGTCGCTACGCTCCTGCGTCCGCACCCCGCGGAGGAGCCCGCTTACCCTTTTTTTATGGCGGCCGCCTTCGCCGGGACCGTGAACGGGTCCGGTATGATCGTGTCGAACTGCTCACCGATCTCGGGCGACATGTTCTCGAGGACCTTGTCGTCCAGCGGAATCGGCGGGTCCACGAGCATCGCCCGCAGCGCGACCACCTTGTAGATGTCGAGGTGGAAGATCGTGCTGACCTCGTACTCCCCGCTGTCCCCCTTCTGCCTGGCCGCGAACTCCGACGCCGCGGAGACGGCCCTGGACTTCGCCAGCCACCCGAGTGGCCTGTAGCGGAATACCAGCGGCTCCTCGTCAGGGTCATCGGTGATCCTGATCTCGAGCTCCTTCGTCAGCTGGCCGGCCTCTAGGACCGCCAGCGTCGCCGCTATCCTATCCTTCTTCGTTGTGGGCACCACGTGCCTCCTTTCCCCCGCGCCTACGGAGTGCGCCGGGACTTACCTACACTTGTCGGAATGCGCAGGTGATTCTACCCGCGCGGTCGGGCCCTCCACCCGCCCTCCTGCTTCTGCGCCGGGCAGAGCCGCTCAGGCTGGTAGTAGGGCTCCCTGTCGGGTTCCTGCCCGGGCGCCAGCGTGGGCGTCCGCGTTGGTGTCAATGTCGGCGTCGGCATGTCGCCTCCCCGCTATATCGGCGTGGTGATGATGACGTGGTCCACGTCCATCGCCCAGACGCTCGGGAAGTACCCGGTCGGCGGTGGCGGGACGTTGATCTTGCCGCTCCTGATCACGGCCCCCGGATGCGCAGACGTCGCGCCCGTCGAGCATACGATGGTCAGCGTCCCGGACGTGCCCTCGGAGAGCTGGAACTGCATCACCACGGAGAACCCGATCGTGGCGCCGCCGGGAGCCGCCGCACCCTGGTTCACCAGCAGGTCGAACAGCTCGAGGTCGGCCATGTTGGACACGTCGAGCTCGACCTCCAACGTGTAGGCGCGCCTTCCCTCGACGATGTCGTTGGGCACCTGCGTGAGGTTGGTCGGGTCGCCCGCGGCCTTGCTCAAGTAGTATTTGGCCTCCAGCTGGTTGTCGACGGTCAGGTTGAACCGCTTGACCTTCGCGAGCGTCACGCCGGCCGCCTGTATCGTCGCGCCGGCGAACAGGAACCTCGGCGCCCCGGACGCCCCCGGATCGGTGCCGAGCATGACTGCTGCGTTGTACTTCGAGACGCCCGAGCGGTTGTGCGCCATGTCCTTGAAGATGACGTCGTCCAGGCTGAGCCGCAGCTCCTCGCCCTCGGCCGCCTTGAGCGACGCCCTCCCGACCTTGCCGCCGTAGAACTCGCGGATGAACGAGTAGTTCCCCGACGTGTCGCGCATGGCGACCTGCAGCGTCATCGACGGGACGCGCTCGTCGCTCGCCCCGACCCCCTCGAGGACCGTGGTCCCGGACACGCGCCCGAGCATGAGCGCCAGCAGCGCCTTCAGGTCGGTCGTGGACTGGAGCCGGATGTCTGGCACGCCGCCGCGGAACGCGAGCCGCCCGCGCAGGATGGTGTCCCGCGACCTTCCGGATGCCACTCCGAAGAACGGGTACCACTCGTTCTCCATGTCCGGTACGGTCACCGCCTCGTGGATCCCGAACCGCTTGGACGGTTGCGCCCGCGTGCCCCACGTGCCCTCGGTCGAGAACAGCACCAGGCAGTGCTCGGTTCTGTAAATTGTAGTCATCTCTCGTCCCCCCTATGGCGTCGCGGCCGGGTC